CACGGCCTTGGGGCCTAACGTTCGAGGTGTGGCGCCCGCCGCGCAACCGACGTGCAAGTAAGGCGCGACCCGCTGCGGCGGGTCGCTACGACCGAGGGGTTAGCCGGCGTGGTGAACGCAGGCACTGACGACGAAGGAAGACATGAAGCGCATTTACATCAGCGGCCCGATGACCGGACTGCCAGAATTCAACTTCCCGGCGTTCCACGCTGCCGCAGCCAAGCTGCGCGAGCGTGGGCACACTGCCGTGAACCCGGCCGAGATCAACACCGAGACGGGGGGCGACTGGCACTACTACCTGAAGGCCGACATCAAGGCGCTCTGCGACTGTGATGCGCTGGCGCTGCTGCCAGGATGGCAGAACAGCAAGGGCGCCCATTTGGAGCTGCACATTGCGCACCGCTTGGGCTTGGAAATCGGAACGGTGGATGAGTTCGCCGGCTAACGTTGCAATTGAGCCGCGCCGGTAGGCGTCGGCTCGAATTGCTTGTTCGGCTTCTTGGTGGAGTGAGGACTCTATGAGCAGGATACTGTGTCAGTTTTCGTGCGGTGCGGCGAGCGCGGTTGCCACGAAGCTGGCGATTGCGCAGAACGCAGGCGCGGTGCCGCTGCTGGTGCTGAACGCCTACCTTGAGAACGAGCACCCGGACAACCGCCGATTCGCGGCCGACTGCGAACGCTGGTTCGGCGTGCCACTGACCGTGCTGCGCGATGAGAAGTACGGCGCGAACATCATCACGGTGTTTCGGCGGCGCGGGTACATGAAAGGCCGGTATGGGGCGCCCTGCACGACGAACCTGAAGCGCGAGCTGCTGAAGACCGTGGAGCAGCCCGGCGATGTGCTGGTGATGGGCTTCGACGCCAGCGAACAGGACCGCTTCGACGATTTCCAAGAGCGCAATCCAGACCGCCCAGCGCGTGCGCCGCTGATTGAGGCCGGGCTAGGCAAGGAAGACTGCAAGGCGATGGTGCAGCGCGCCGGGATTGAACTGCCAGCGATGTACCGCATGGGCTACGACAACGCGAACTGCATAGGCTGCGTGAAGGGCGGAGAAGGCTACTTCCGCGCCATCCGCGAGGACTTCCCGGAGCAGTTTGAGGAACTGTGCAGGGTGCAGGACGAGCTGGGCGAAGGCTCCTTCCTGCACCGCGACCGCACGACGAATGTGCGGTTCAGCCTGCGCGACCTTGGCCCCGGCACGGTGCGCAGAAACGAAGCCCTGCCCGCGTGTTCGTTCTTCTGCGAACTGGCGGAGCAGGAGTACGCGGCATGAGCGATGGCGATTTGAGCGCGCTATTCACCCTGCTGGCAATACCTGTTGGCGGGGCGATTGCGGCGCTTGTGTTGTGGCTGATCTTGCGAGAGCGAGATTGAAGCCGAACTCACCGCTGACCGGCTCGAAGAGTCCGGTCTAGCAAGACGTTGGACACGGGTGAGCCGCATGCCCGACTCAGGCGGCAGAGAGAAAGCAAGGACACGAGCACCATGAAGGAGCAGGCACTTCTGGCAAAGATCAGGGCCAAGCCATCCCAAAGACTCCAAGACCTTTGGAACTACGAAAGCAGCGCCCCCAGGTGTTCGACATGCGTCCAGTTCCAAGAGCAGCGCGTTTCGCGCAAGGAGGGCCGCGTGGTCAGCCAGAAGTCAACCTGCCAGCTTGGCGGCTTCGTGATCAGGGCCACCGGCGTCTGCGACAAGTGGACCGGGATCAATGGGGATATTTTGGAGTGAGTACGATCGGCAACGACACCCCTTGCGCCGAATAGACAAAATGGCGTAGTCTCTCAGTAGCGACACAAAGGCCGGGAGTTCCGGTCCTAACAACAAGCTGCTGCCCGAGTCGGGCGTCAGCGTCGCCAGATCACCCACAAAGCAAGGCCCCTGAGCTTCATCGCCAGGGGCCTTCGTCATTTCCGCCCCTCGCCGGGCACGTCAGCCGGCGGTGCGTCAACACCGGCAGCCGGCGACGTGGAACGTGCGCGAAGGACAAGTCTCCCGCCTGCGGGCGTCCAACGTAGCGGCGGGCGCCGGCAACCCCATCCCCAACCCAACCTGGAGACCAAGCCCATGAACAAGGCCGTTGAATCCCTGATTGCCTCCCTGAATGGCTTCCGCGCCCAGTACGCGACCCATCAGAGCAACATCACCAACGCCAGCGCAACGATGCGCCGCAGCGAAGCCTGCATGGCTGAGATCAGCAAGCACATGACGGAGCTGGAGAAGGCCATCGTCGCCTTGGGCGGCCAAGTGCCTGCAGAGCCCACCAGCTACCGCCCGGATCAAGTGATCCCCCTGCCCCGCGGCACCGAGATACCGGGTGCAGCAGCGTACATGGCCAAGTCACCAGACCCTCGGAAACTGGCCGGCACCGACATGACCAGCGCCCTCCTGCGCGAAACCGGCATGCATACCGAGCAGACCTTCCCCTTCCAGCCCGCCTGCGGCCTGAAGCCAGGCTGCCTGTGAGCATGGACCTGAGCAAGCGCCCATCCTGCCGTGACTGCACCTACCACTACGGCATGGGCCCCAACCTGTCCGCACAGTGCGGCCACCCAGGCGCCGCCGGCAACGCTGACCAAGGAAACCAGCGCGCCTCAGGCCGAGTGATGGCATTCATCCGTGGCACCTGTGGCCGTGAGGGCCGCCGCTTCGTGCCGCACGCCTCAAAGGGCTGACCATGGACTTCCAGCCCTACCGGCAGAGAGTCATCGAGGAGCGCATCGAGCTTGAGGGGCGCCTGAACAAGCTGGCCGCCTTCACCTTCAGCAACACCTACGCGGCCCTCCCCGAGGCCGAGCGCTCCCGCCTCCTGCGCCAGTACAACCTGATGGTTGAGCTCTCAGGAGTCCTGGAAGAGCGCATCAAGGCGTTCACGGCTGACGCTGAGACCGTGGGGGCTTGAGGTGGCTGGCATGAAAGCGAAGTCGGCCGACTGGGAGCGCATCGAGATTGACTACCGGGCTGGCGTCCGGTCACTGCGCGAGATCGCCTCTGAGCACGAAATCACAGAAGGCGCCATCAGAAAGAAGGCCAAGCAGTACGGATGGGAGCGAGACCTTTCCGCAAAGGTCCGCGCCAAGGCTGACGCACTGGTACGCAAAGAGCAGGTACGCGCCGAAGTACGCGCTGGGGCTGACTACAAGGCCACAGAGAACGAAACGGTCGATGTTGAGGCAAAAGTCCTGGCCCGCGTCCAGATCAGCCACCGAACCGACATTGCCAAGTCTCGAACAGTGTTCGGCAAGCTGATGAGCGAGCTTGAACACCAGACAGACAACTCAGACATCTACGAGCAGTTGGCCGAAATGGTCATTGCTGATGCAGAGCCAGAGGGTTCGGAGGCCAGTCGAGCCAGGGCGCAGAAGATGCGTCAGGCTTTCGACAAGGCGCTCTCGCTCTCGGGTCGATCTGGAACGCTGAAGAGTCTCGTCGAGTCGGCAAAGACGCTGATCGCTCTTGAGCGTGAAGCGTTCGGGTTGGACAAGGGAGCAAGCAATGAGGCTGGCTCCATCGAAGAGTTCATCGAAGCCCTGAGGAGCCCGACGACGTGAAAGCCATGACGCCAGAGCAGCGTCAGCGTCTGGCTTGGCTGCTGGGCAACTTCGACGCCTACGCGAGCAACTGCCTGAAGATCCTGCCGAAGATGGGCGGCGATCTGGTGCCGCTGGTCTTCAACAGCGCGCAGTGGCACTTGCACAAGGCCATCGAGGTACAGCGGCAGTCGAACAATGGCAAGGTCCGCGCCCTGGCACTCAAGGGGCGGCAACAGGGCATCTCGACCTACACAGAGGCCCGGCTGATGTGGCGCATGGCCACGATCAAGGGCCTGAAGGGCTATGTCCTGGCCCACGAGCAGAAGGCGTCGGACAACTTGTTCACGATGCTGGAGCGGTACTACCAGAACCTGCCGACGCATGTGAAGCCGCTCCTGGGCGCGAGCAACGCCAAGGAATTGGTGCTGGCGAAGATGGACAGCAAGGCCGAAGTGGCGACGGCAGGGACCAAGGGCACAGGGCGGTCAGGCACTGCGCAGTTCCTCCATGGGTCGGAAATTGCCTTCTGGCCCAACGCTGATGAGCACTTCGCCGGCATCGGGCAGACGGTTCCTGATCTGCCTGGCACCGAGATCATCCTGGAGAGCACGGCCAACGGCACGGCCAACGTGTTCCACGAGTTGTGGCAACTGGCCGTGTCAGGCAAGAGCGACTACCTGCCGGTCTTCATCCCGTGGTTCTGGCAGCTTGAGTATTCGCGCGATGTCCCAGCGGACTTCGAGCTCACGCCAGACGAGGACGAATACCGCGAGCTCTACGGCCTGACGATGGGCCAGATGGCATGGCGCCGCAACAAGATCGACACCGATTTCCGCGGCGACACGCAGCTATTCGACCAAGAGTACCCGGCCAGCGCAGAACTGGCTTTCGCTTCGAGCAGCCCGAAGGCCCTGATCCCGGCCAGTCTGGTGATCGCAGCCCGCAAGGTGCGCGACGTCGAAGCGATCGGCCGAAAAATCCTCGGGGTCGATCCGGCTGAATACGGGGACGACGAGACCTCATGCGTGCTGCGTCAGGGCCGCGTGGCCAAGAAGGTGGGCGGCTGGCAGGGCCTGGGTCCGATGGAGACCGTGGCCAAGGTCAGTTTGCTGGCCGACCGGCTCGGCGTGGACGTGATCAACGTGGACGCCACGAACAGCGCCGGCATCACGGATCGGCTGATCGAGCTTGGCTACCCGGCTGTGCGCGTGCACTTCGGGTCAGCAGCGCGTCAGGACGACCTGTACGTGAACTGCCGCGACGAGATGTGGGGCGAGATGCTGGAGTGGCTCCGAGACAAGCCGGCCAGCATCGACGACAGCGATTCCCTCGGTGCTCAGTTGACGAGCGTGGAGAAGACCTATGACAGCAAGCGCCGCATGAAATTGGAGCCGAAGGAAAAGATGAAGGGCCGCGGCCTGCGTTCGCCTGACGATGCGGATGCGCTCGCCCTGACGTTCTATGGTGGCAAAGCGGCCGGCAAGGACGAAGCCGCCCGCTTCCGTCGCATGCGGGGCTACGCCTGATGATCGTCAAGCCGCGCGAGCCGTTGAACGCCGCGGACTCGATGGGCAGGCCGAGCCGCGACAGGGCCACTGGTGGCTACTCGCTCAATGCGCTTGAGCGCTTGCTGTACGACTGTGACATGCAGCCCGCATGGCGTGAGCGAGCCGACCGCGCCTGCGCCTACTACGACAACATCGACAACGAGCAACTATCGCCCCAGCAGAAGCAGGCAGCGATGGAGGCCGGCATTGATGCACGCTCGACGAACCTGATCGGCCGCGTGATCAACGGTGTGCTGGGCCAGGAGGCCAAGACTCGGCGCGACCCGGTGACAGAGCCCGACGACGACGACTTCGCCGACGTGGCCGACGTGCTGAATGTCAAGCTGAAGGAGGCCAAGCGCGAGACGTTGGCCGACATGGAGTGCTCATCGGCCTACGCCAGCCAGGTCAAGGCCGGCGTGGGGTTCACGGAGGTCCGCCGCAATAGCGACCCGCTGCGCTACCAATACCACTGCGAGTACGTTCCGCGCGACCAGATGTGGTGGGACTGGCGCAGCCGCAAGATGGATTTCAGCGACGCGCGCTGGATGATGCGCCGTCAATGGAAGGATCTCGACGAGGTGATCGGCGCCATGCCTGAGCACCGCGAGGCCATTGAGCAGGCCATGTCAATGACGGCTCCGTGGGCTGGTGGTCCGGTTGACGAGAGCCCCATCCAGTACGGCCCATCGTCGGACGGCGTGCAGCGCTTCCGCACCCGCTCGTCAGAGTGGCGCGATGGCGCTCGCCAGCGGATCTGCATGTACCAGATCCAGTATCGCGTGCCAGCGACCGTGGTGGTCATGACCATCGGCCACCGCAAGATCATCGTGGACCCGCAAAACCCGTTGCACGCCGAGGCGCTGTCGCGCGGCATCGGCAAGGTAGAGCGCGTCAGCACGATGCAGATCCGCAATGCCGTGTTCGCCGGCCCTGTGCGTCTGCTGGACGAGGCAACGACGCAAAAGCGCTTCATCTGGACGCCATGGGTCGCATTCCGCCGCGACAGTGACGACACGCCCTATGGCCTGATCGACGGAATGATCTCGCCGCAGGATGACTACAACGAGTCGAGCCAGCGGATGCGGTGGCTGCTGAAGGCCCAGCAGTTGATCATCGACTCGGATGCGTTGGACACCAGATTCAACACCATCGACGACATCACGCAGACGATGATGCGAGCGGACATGGTGGCGGTTATGGACCCCAATCGCCGCAATGTCAATGCGCTGCAGTTCCGCAACGACTTCCAATTGCAGAAGGAACTGTTCGACCGCATGCAGGACTCCAAGCAGTTGGTGCAGGACGTTCCGGGCATCTACGGCACGCAGTTGGGCAACGCACCCACGGGCGTCACCTCAGGCATTGCCATGAACACCCTTGTCGAACAGGGCATCGTGGCAATGGGTGAGCTGAACGACAACTACATGCTGTCGCGCCGCATCACGTTCGAGAACCTGATGGACTTGATCGTCGAGGACCACCTGGCGCCCGACATGCAGGTCAAGATCGGTGCCGGCGCGACCCGCCGCGTGGTGCTCTTGAACACGCGCAACCCGGAAACCGGCGAGCCGATGAACGTGGTCAAGGACGCGCCGATCAAGCTCGGATTGGGCGAGGCCCCGAGCTCACCGGCCTATCAGATGCAGACCGCAACTCTGGTGGGCAACATGATCACAGCGCTGGCCGGCACGCCTCAAGCCGCACTGCTGGTGCCGCACTGGGTCGAAACCAACCCGATGCTGGGCGCTGGCCGCAAGCAACTGGCCGACGACATGCGCCGCACATCGGGTTTGCCGGTGTCTGGCGATCGCCAGCGCGCCGAGGCATGGCAGCAGCAGCAAGAGCAGGCCGCCGCGCAACAGCAGCAAATGGCAGCGCAGGCCGCCCAAACCGAGATGGCCAAGAAGGCAGCCGAGGCCGCTGCAGCGGAGGCCGCGGCTGATGAGGCGCACGCGCGCATCACCAAGATCGGCTCCGAGACCCTGAAGAACCTGGCTGATGTGACTGAGATCACAGCAGCCAACGAAGACCAACTCGTCAGCGATGCCATCGCGCATGCGCTGCAAAGAGTTGTTTGAGCCATGAGCAAGCGCTTGTCCCACTTGCCCGTGTGTACCGAGGGACCGCCTGCTGGCGCGCTCATCCCGAGCGCCGGCAGTGATCACGCCGGGATGTGTGCCTTCGGGCACTGCGGGGCCGCCCGTTGAACGGACAGAGGAAACCATGCCACTAGGTATCTCCACGACGTTTTCAGACGAAGACATGGCTGCGATGGAAGCGCTGCGCGACCCCAACGAGGAACCCTTGCCGGGTGACGACGATGGTGCGCCTGCCGCCAACACTGCGCCTCAGGAGACCCAGCCAAAGGCCGAAGGTCAGCCGGCAACGGACGACACCAAGCCGGCGGAAGCCGCTGCACCAGCAGACCAGCCGAAGGAAGCTGAAGCCGAGAAGCCCAAGGGCAACCGGAATCAGGCCTTGCGTGCTGCCCGCATTGGTGAGCAGCGCGAGCGTCAACGGCGCGAGACCGCTGAAGCGGAGGTAGCCGAACTGCGCAAGCAGTTGGAAGCCAAGGCCAGCAAGCCAGCCGACGCATCTCCTGACCTGGAGGACATGACGGACGAGGAAATCGAGGAATTGGCGATCGACATGCCTGTAGCCGCAAAGGCTGCGCGCATGGCCAAAGCCGCAAAAGTTGCTCTCGAAAAGTTCGCCGCAGCCCAGGCAGCAGCACCGGCCGCCCAGCCGCAAGCGCAAGCAGACCCGGATTTCGTGCCGGAAGTCCTGCCGCCCGCTCTGCAGGCCGTGGTGGACGAGAACGAGGAGCTGCTTGGCTGGCAGCACGACCCGGATCAGACCCGCTTCACGCTGGCCAAGGCCGCGGATGGGCTGCTGATCAATCACCCGAAGTGGAAGGACGTTTCCCCTGAAAAGAGACTCGCCGAGGTTGTTCGTCGCGTGAACGCCGAGCTTGCATCAGACCCCGCCGAACCAAAGGCAGGCCTGAATCAGCCGACCGCGCAACAACGCCTCGACCCCAAGACCGTCATTGCCAACGCACCAGCTCGCACGCCCAAGGCGATCAGCGAGATCGGCGGCGGCAGTGGCAGCAACGACCAAGGCCCCGACGTTGCCAGGTTCCGCTCCATGTCAGCAGATGACGTGGAAGCAGAACTGATGACGCGGGGTTGAACGAAACCCACTCTCTATAGGAGCGCAACATGAGCGCAACTTCGATCCCCAGCGGTTCCGGCCTGGCCCCCAAGGGCTGGTCTGAGCACCTGTTCACCCAAGTCGGCAAGCAGCCGACGCCCATTGACTCGCTTTCGGGTCCGGCCCCTGACATCTCCAAGATGGGCAAGGTTCTGCGTCGCCAATCGACGACCGACATGCCTTTCGTGCGAGTGCAAGACCTGGCCAATTCGGCTGGCGACACCGTGCGCGTTGACTGCGCGCATGTGGTGAAGCTGCGCCCGGTCATGGGCGACGAGAACGCCGAAGGCACTGGCGCCAAGCTGGACTACAGCTACAAGGATGTCAAGATCGATATGGCAACCCTGGCGGTTTCCGCCGGCGGCAAGATGACGCAGAAGCGCTTCCAGCACGATCTGCGCGTCACTGCCGTTGCCCAACTGAAGGGCTCCATCCCATCGTTCCTGTGGCAACGCGCGCTGACCCAAGCGGCCGGCGCCCGCGGTCAGCAGGACGGCGTGGATTGGATTCTTCCGCTGCAGTCCGATGCCAAGTTCGACGCGATGATCGTGAACCCGGTCAAGGCCCCGACCTACAACCGCCACTTTGTCGTCAACGGCACCACGTTGGACCAAGGCGGCGCGAAGTTGGCGACCGTGGCCACGACCGACGTGTTCAAGCTCTCGCACGTCGATGACCTCTCGGGCATCCTGAGCGAGCACAGCGTCCGCATGCTGCCGGTCTCCATCCCTGGTGACATGGCTGCCGGCGATTCCCCGATCAAGGGCATCCTGATGCTGGACCGCTTGGTGTGGATGAACCTGCTGCGCGAGTCCACCAGCAGCAACAACCTGCGCCAATGGCAAGCCGACGCGATGAAGCGTGCTGAGTACGGTCAACTCCGTGCACACCCGCTGTTCTCGCCCGGCGCGTTCATCTGGAACGACATCCTGGTTCGCCCGATGGGTGACTTCGGGATTCGATTCCTGGCCAGCACCACGACCAAGCACATCACGGAGGCCAATCGCTACAGCGCGACTGAAACCGACGTGACGATCGCCTCAGGCCTGAGCACCACGCATCAGGTCTGTCGCAACGTGCTACTGGGCGCGCAGGCTGTGGCGATGGTCGCTGGCGTGAACACCGGCTCGGGTGTCCCCTACTCGATGCTGGAAAACCGCACCAACTTCGGCCGCAATCTGGAGATCGCGGGCGAGTTGATCTGCGCCGAGGACAAGTTGCGCTTCTCGCTGCCGGATGGCCGGGGCAACCTGGAGCCGACCGACATCGGCGCAATGGTCATCGACAGCGTGGTCCCGCGCCTGACGGTGTAAGCACCTGAAGTGATCCCTGGCGGCTTCGGCCGCTGGGGTCTTCAACACGACACAAGGAACCAAACATCATGGCATCCATCAAGAGCGCGGGCTACCTGAACCCGCAGACGACTCCGAACGACGGTTGCGCCGTGTTTCTCAACGACTCGGCCACCATTTCCGCCAACCCGACTGCTGCCGATACGGTTGATTTCCTCCTGCCCGCAGGCCAGGAACTCTCCGTGCTGCGCTTCGTACTACCGGACATGGACACCGGCGGCAGCCCGGCCATGGCCGGCAAGATCGGCTATGCGCCGGTGGCTTCTGACTCGACCCTGACCGGCGACGACGACTACTTCCGCGCCACGGCCGCCATCGGCCAAGCCGCAGGCTTGATCGACTGCGCGTTCGCCCCCGTCATGTTCCAAGAGGACGTGAAGATTCAGATCACCTGGACCACGGCTGCAGCGACCTTTGCCGCTGGCTCCGTCTACATGGTGGCTGGCGTCAACAGCAAGGGCGCGCGCTGATCAAGCGCTGACCTGAGCAAGCGGGCTGGCTGCGGCTGGCCCGCTCATCAAGGAGATGAGCATGGACGAGAAGACTGAAGCGCAGATTGCGGTCGCCTACGTGGGCCTGAAGGCCAGCGAGACCGACCATCTGTACGGCACGGGCATCACCTGGGTCGGAAAGGACGACGTGCAACTGGTCCCGGCGAGCGCCTGGGACAAGATGAAGAAGCACGCCGACGTGTGGCGCGAAGTCACTGCCGCCGAGCAGGAGCAGGCCGTCGAGGAAGTCCCGGCCGACATCGCCTATGCACTGAGCGACGCGCACAGCAAGGCCCTGCGCGCCGAAGAGGCCGTCACTGCGGAAATTCCGCAGTCAGAACCCAAGCAGGAGACGGCAGCACCGACCGGCAAGACTGCCGCGGCGCTTGCCAAGCGGTTTTCACGCATGGATGACGACGAAGTTCGGGCCTACGTGAAGGCGGCCGGCAAGTCTCTCCACCACAAGTTGACCGGCGACAACCTGCGCAGCAAGGCGCTGGAACTGCTGGCCGAGGACTGATCAATGGCCGTCACCACCACCGTCAAGAGCTTCCTGAATGGCGTCAGCACGACGCTGATGGACATGCCGCAGTACAGCCGCTATCCCGAAGTGGAGATGGTGCGCTACGTGAACTTCGGCCAGCGCGCCATTGCGAAGTACCTGCCACAAGCGGGCGCCCGCGTGGACGCGATCAAGCTGCAGGCCGGCACGCGGCAGGATCTGACCAAGGTGCTGGCGGCCAACATCCTGCCAGGCGATGGATCCAGCGCGGCGGACACGGCGGGCATCGCGCTGATCGAAGTTCGCAAGAACATGGGCGCCAGCGGCACGACCGCAGGCCGCGTGATCCGCGTGGTGGACCGCTACACCAAGGACTCCACCGACCCTGACTGGCACACCCGCACTGGTTCGGTGATCAAGGAGTTCGTCTTTGAGCGCAACACGCCGAAGCAGTTCGAGGTTTCGCCCGGCGTGACCGGCTCCGTGTGGGTCGAGGTGAGTTGGATGGCCGAGCCCAAGGCCGTGCCTGACGGCGGCAACCCCGGCTCAGAGCTCTACGCCTACGACGGCTCATCGACCACGCTGCTGGGCATCCAGGACCAGTACGTCGAAGACCTTCACAACTACGTGGTTGCGATGTGCTTGCTCAAGGGCAGCAAGAACACCGAGAACATGCCCAAGGCGCAGTTGCATGCGTCGATGTTCATGAACTCGATCAACGCCCAGGCGGCCGTGGTGGCTGGCGTCAGCCCGAACCTGAAGCAGTTGCCCTTCGTCAACGAGATCCCGGCAGCCGCATGAACTACGCCGACATGATGGACCGCATCCTGCCCTACGTGGCAGGCTGTCCCGAGGATCTGGCTGTCCAGAAACTCAGGGACTCGGCCATCGAGTTCTGCACCGAGACGCAGTGCCACATCACCGGCATGACCGTGCGCTTTGACGGCGCATCGGCAGCGCCGGCAGACATGACCATGCAAGTGGTGGACGTGGTGGACGCCAAGGTGGGCGGCGAGCAGATCCGAGTGCTGGCCTTGAATGACCCTGACATCGACGAACTGGAAGACGGCGAGTACGCCCTGCGGTTCTCCGACCCGAACGCGCTCTACCTGATCCCCAGCGCAACGGCCGCCGCGCCCGTGACTGTGGACATCCTGGCCATCGTCGCACCCGGCCCTGACTCGACCAAGGTCCACGACGACCTATGGAGGCGGCACCACGAGGCCGTCATCAATGGCGCCCTGTCTCGGCTCTACGAGATCCCGGCCAGGGCCTGGAGCAACCCGCAACTCGCCGGCTACCACGGCGGGAAGTTTGAAGCAGCCAAGCGCAAGGCCATGGCTGACGCCCATCGCAATCACCTGAAACCCGCGCGCAGGTTGCGCGTGAAACCTGCTTGAAGGAAGAACCATGGCTTTGATCACCGCTGACTTCGCTGTCCGCCTCTCTGGCGGATCGGCCAATACCGACGCCAATGCCGCTCTCGGCGGCGCCAAGAGTTCGACGGCCGCATCGACCTCTGTCGATTCGCTTTTCGACACCGTTGGCAGTTCCGAGGCGTCTGCCGGCGACACCGAGTACCGCTGCGTCTACCTGCACAACGCCAACGCATCCAGCACGATGCTGTCGGCCGTGGTGTGGGTCTCGGCGAACACCCCGAGCTCAGGCACGACCCTGGACATCGGCGTGGGCACCTCGGCCGTCAACGGCACCGAGCAGACCGTGGCCAACGAGAACACCGCGCCGTCTGGTGTGTCGTTCTCTGCGCCATCCTCGCAAGGCGCAGGCCTTTCGCTTGGGGACATCCCTGCCGGTCAAAGCAAGGCGATCTGGCTGCGCCGCACGGTCAATGCATCGACCTCGGCCTCGGCCAGCGACACGTTCACCCTTGGCTTCGGTGCTGACTACACCTCCTGATCGCTGACCCATGGCAAAGCTCGCTGACATCATCGGCTGCACGACCACCACCACCGGCACAGGCACGCTGACGCTTGGCGCTGCGCTGACTGGGCTGCGCACGTTCGCTGCTGCGTCCGAGTTGGCCGATGGCGATGTGGTGCCCTACTCGATCAAGGCCAGCAACGGAAACCAAGAAACTGGCACTGGCACGCTTGGCAGCAGCAAGACCACGCTCACGCGCACTCTGGGCTCGTCGAGCACGGGCTCGCTGCTGTCACTGACCGGCACGTCTGAAGTAAGGCTGTCAGTCGTTGCATCTCAAGTCGGCGACACATGGTGGGCCGCAAATGGCGCCGGCAATGTGCGGTCCAGTGCGCTGACAGGTGTTGAAACTGAGATTACTGACTCGACCATTCTAAACGGCGATTCCGTCCTGACCGGCTTTCGCAAACTGATTGCCCGCGCAGCAGGAAAAGCCGCTCTTGCTGCAGCTCAGACATTCTCAGGGGCGCAGCGCGGATCTATTACGACGCTGACACCAAGCGGGACTATCACAATAAATGCCAATGACGGCAACTTCTTCACCCTAACACCGAATGCCAATTTTGGTATTGCAAACCCGACCAATTTGGCCGCTGGCCAATCTTTCGTAATTGAGATTACACAGCCGGCCAGCGGCGGGCCACGGGTTATCAGCAGCTGGGGGTCTTACTTTCACTATGCCGGCGGTCTTTCCACGCTCCCGGCATTGAGCACGGCTGCAAATGCGGTTGACGTTATAAGCTGCATCGCCTGGACATCGACGCGCATTCAGATTATCGGCATTGCCAAGGATGTGAAGGCATGATTCCCGGGGCGCCACTCCCCTGGGTGCCGACCGCCGCAAGTACGTCATCTGTCAATGTTGCGCTCGCAGCTAATGGAGCATCAGCAGCAGCGTCCAGTCAGCTCAGCGCAAATTTTCCGCCGTCGTCAGCTATTAACGGCTCGCGCACGGCGGCGGGCTGGGGTTCAGGGTCTGGTGGCTGGGCATGCGGTACGCCCAATACGTGGCCCGATTGGTTGGAGGTGACGTTTGCAGAATCTAGCTCGATCCAAACAATCAACGTTATCGGCATACCGGATAATTTCGGAGACGCCCCAGAACCCACACTAAGCATGGTGGCTACGGAATTCCCGCTAACAGATTTTGTCGTCGAGTATTGGGACGGGTCGGCATGGGCCACTGTTCCGGGCGGGAATGTGACCGGAAATGATAAAGTATGGCGGCAGTTCACATTTATCCCGATAACGACGACAAAGATACGGGTTTATATTACAGCCGGATATGCTTATTCAATCATTTGCGAACTTGAGGCGTGGACATGAGAACCGTCACAAAATACGTATCCGCTTCTGGGGCGCAAATATCTGCCGACTGGTGGGCGGCTGATGACGGCACGCACTACCTTGTGCGCGCTCTATCGGATGAGCAGCGGCAGGCGCTGGGCATCACAACCACGACTGAGCAGATACCGGAGCCGCCCGCGCCCAGCTTGGCGTCCCAAAAATCGATGGTGGTGGCCCAAATCGACGCTGAAGTCGATGCCATCTATCGATCTGTGATTGGCGAGCGCCAGCCAGAGTATGCAGAGGCGGAAAAAGAGGCTCAGGCGTACAAGGACGCTGGCTACACAGGTAGCGTCCCTGGCTATGTGGCTTCGTGGGTCACTGCCTCTGGCAAGACCGCGCAAGCTGCCGCTGATGACATCCTGAGCACCGCTCAGGCATGGCGCGCTGCTGCGGGTGCGATGCGCGCAGCGCGCCTGGGGCACAAGGCACAAGCAGGCGCAGCGACGACTCAAGCGGCTCTTGATGCTGTGCGCGCATCCTGGGTCACGTCAATCGGTCAAATCCGGGCTGCGCTGGGGCTGTAACCCATGTCCCTCGGCGTCGCGGCACTTGGTGAACTGGCACTCGGCGAAGCGCCTGCCAGTGGCGGCTCTGCGACTGCAACGTTCTCGGCCTCATGGTCGATCCGCAATGGCGCCTCGGCCACTGTCGCAGGTTCGTGGTCCATCAGGGCTGCGCAGACCGCGAGCATTGCCGGCGGCTGGTCGATCAGGAATGGGCAGACCGCCTCGCTTGCCGGCTCCTGGGCGATCAGGAATGCCACCACAGCAAGCCTTGGTGGGTCTTGGTCAATCAAGGGTGCGCAGACAGCCTCACTCAGCGGCAGTTGGTCGATCCGCAATGGCGCGACGGCGACGCTTGATGGCTCATGGGTCATCCGCGCAGCGCAGACTGGCTCGCTGACCGGCTCATGGTCGATCCGCAACCCGCAGACGGCATCGATCAGCGGCGCCTGGAGCATCAGGTCGGCGCAAACTGGCGCATTCAGCGGCGCTTGGTCGATCGTCAACAGCGCAACAGCTACCCTCGACGGATCTTGGACGATCCAGGGCGTCGGGACGGTCATCACCTCGTTCTTGGGCGCGTGGTCGATCCGCAATGCGTCTGCGCCGGCGAGCATGGCCGGCAGTTGGACCATCCGCAACGCTGCGCAGGGCTCGAAGTCTGGCGCATGGTCGATCAGGAACAGCGCGACCAATACTCTCGACGGCGCCTGGAGCATCCGCAACACGGCCACCGGGTCCACATCCGGGGCATGGACCATCCGCGCAGCACAAACCGGATCGTTCTCGGGTGCGTGGTCCATCGTCAACCTGCTGTCGGCAACGGCAACGCTCACGGGTTCGTGGTCGATCAAGAACGTGGCCGTGGCGTCGGTCCCTGGCTCATGGTCCATCCGCAACGCGGCCACGGGCAGCGCATCGGGCGGTTGGTCCATCCGCGAGGCCATGGCCAGCACATTGCCGGGCTCATGGAGCATCCGCAACAGCCGCACGCGGACCTTCTCGGGTGCTTGGAGCATCGTGAGCGATGTCGTCATTGATCTGGAGCGCTCGACCATCGAACGCTTCTCACCGAGCCGATCGCGGCTCTTTGTCAGCAGCCGCTCAAACGGCCTGACCAGCCCGCGGAGGTAGGCGCATGTTCCTAGGCACCATCACCAAGCAACCGAGCGAGATCATCCCGATCGACATCGACTACTCGAAGGTCATCGGCGATCGCACAGCTTCGTCGATCTCGCTGACCGTGACCCCGCCAAGCGGCATGGCCATGGAGTCGGCCGAGGCTGACGCAACCGAGCGGTTCGGTCAGGTCTACGTGTCAGGCGGCACCGATGCGACGGCCTACAAGTGGACTGTGCAAGCCGACATCGTGATCGCCGGCAAGACCACGCGAGTCGAGGACGAGTTCACGGTGCAAGTCGCCGAGATCACGGCGGACACGTCGGCCGCCTCGCAATCTGCAACACCTGTCGGCGCTAGCTCTGGCTGGCCGGCGATCTTCTGAGGGGCCGTCATGGGCGTATTGGTGGCATTCAGGCACAACGACTCGCGGCTCTATGCGCGCGTGGTGCGCTTCTTCCGCGGCGGCGACACGGCGCACAGCGAAGTCGGCATCCCTGACGCCGGCGGCAATCGCCTGGGGCTGTGCTTCAGCAGTAGCTACACCGATGGCGGCGTGCGCGCCAAGGTGTTGGACCTGACCGACCCGCACAAGTGGCGCGTCTACTGGTGGGCGCACGACTTCATCGACCCGATGGAGTGGCTGCGCGTCAACTTCAACTGCGGCTACGACCTGCGCGGCTGCATCGGCATCGGCGCCCCGCGCGTCGGCGAGGACCGCGACAAGAAGTTCTGCAGCGAGGCCAGCGCCGAGATCCTGAAACTCATCGACCCCCACACCTATGACCCGGCCCGCCTGGAGAGCTTCGTGCGCCAGCGCGCGCCGCTGGTGGTGTGGTCTGGCGTCGAGTGGACACCTTTTCAACAGAACCAAGGAACGACCAGTGAAGCCGAGATCTGAAGACACCCTGCCGGGCGATGCCATCGGCCATGACTCCGAGGGCCACGTCCGCATCAGCAGGACGATCCCGCTGAACTGGATTGTCGGCGGCCTGATCGTGGTCGCTGGACAAGCGATCGCCATGTACTACGGCGTGCAGCGCCTGAACGATGCCGTCAAGGACATCCAGATCGAGCTCAAGGCGATCAACCTGGCATTGGTCTCGGCAAACACCAAGGGCGTGGAGCACGGCCTGCGCCTGACCGACATCGAGCGCCGTATCGGCGTGCTCGAAGAGCTGAAAAGGAGCGGCAAGTGAAACTGATCGACAACATCCGAAGCGCATGGCGCCTTGCCACGGTATGGGTTGGCAGTGCAGCCGTGGCGTTCGGCGTACTTCCAGCGAAGCAACAAGAGGCTGTTCTTGGCTTGCTGCACATCCCCATGTCTGATGTGCCAGCCTACCTTGGCATCGCCTTCATCGTGTCGCGCGTGATCAAGCAGAACCTGCCTGGACGAGATGGCGGGTACGAGTGATGCGCGCGATCACTGAAATAAATTTGCACTGCGCTGCAACTAAGCCGCAGTGGCTCGCTGGCCGACCGGCACAGGAGAAGGTTGCCGAGATCAAGAAGTGGCACGTTGTTGACAACGGGTGGGACGACATTGCCTATCACTTCATCATTGACCGAGACGGCTCCGTGGTGCGTGGGCGCAAGCCTGAGAAGGCCGGGGCGTTCGAGCCGGCGTGCAATGCCAGGGCCATCGGCGTTTGCTTGATCGGCGGCTACGGCTCGAACGCAACGGACCAATTCGAGCAGCACTACACGCCCGAGCAGGACGCATCTCTGCGCACGCTGCTGCGGGTGCTTCAGTACAAGTACCCGGACGCGAAGAAGATCACCGGGCACAACGACTACAGGCAGAAGGGCTGTCCCGGCTTCAAGGTTGACCGCTGGCTGGCGCGCAAACCTCCGCGCACGTTTGCCGAGAGCGGCACGGCGGCCGGTGGCGGCGCTGCTGTTGCGGCCGGGTCGAGTCTCGCGGCTGTTGAGGTGGTCAAGCAGTTCTCCGAGGCGACAACCGAAGTCAAGGCTGCTGTTGTCGAAGTCCAGGCGCAGCGCGCCGAAGTCAAGGCCGACCCGGCTGACCCGTTGAAGTGGGTTCTGCTTGGCGTGATCGTCGCTGGCGCAGCGTTCGCGCTGTACCGCCGCTGGGCCGACTGGAAGGCTGGCCGTCAATGATCCCCATCCCGGCATTCACCATCAGCCCGCGCCTGCTGCTTGGCGCGGCCGTTGCCGTGAGCATCTTCTACGGGGGTTGGGCGGCGCGAGCGCATCTCGCAAAGGGCGAGATCGCATCACTGAAGTTGGCGCACGCCGAAGCCGTTGCGGCTGCCGGAAAGAAGCTGCGCGACGCACAGGACGAAGCGCGCAAGCGCGAGATCGCACTGACAGAGCAGGCACAAGGAATCGTCAATGAAGCAAGATCCGTTCTACAAGGGCTTGAGCGTCAGATCGGCGCTTCTGACGCTGCTTCTCGTGGCTTGCTCGACTCCGCAGCAAGAGCCGCCGGTCGTTGCTCCGCGAGTGCGAATCCCGCCCCTACCGGGGGAGGCGCTGGCCCCACCATGTCCGGCGGCAGGACAGACGGCGACAGGCTCTTGCGAGTTCTTGGCGAACTTGACGGCTTTGCGGGAGCGGCTGCAGAGGATTCTGGACGGGCAAGAGCCGCCCGCGCAGCCTGCCAAGCAGCCTACGAAGCAGCCATGAAGGCGGTGAACCAGTGAAGATCAAGTCATGGCACTCACCGAAGGAGCAGATGTGCTCGCTCGGACGACATTCTTGGAGCGTTCCGAGGCTCTTCGAGTTGGCCAGAGAACTCCCAGTCATGGAAGTCCCGCTCGACCACTTGAGCCTGTACTACACCTACGAGAAGCTGACGCTCCGAGAGATGGTGATGCACATGAAGGCGGTGAACGAAGCCGACCTTGATAGGCCAATCATCTTGGACGAAGACGGCGAGTTGATGGACGGCAGGCACCGTCTCATGAAGGCCATGCTCACTGGCGCCACGACGATCAAGGTGGTGCGCTTTGATGAGAACCCGATGCCAGACAGGGAGAGAGACTGATGCGGCGCCAAACCATCATGACCGCGATGCTTGCAATCCTGGCCTGGGCGGCGCTGCTGATTGCCATGTCGCCAGCCTTTGCGGCCGTGGTGATCGAGGACCCACGCTACTGCGGCGTCGAGAACATCAAGCGCAACCCGGACGGGACGATCAAGCGTTCTGACTCAGTGGCGCGGCGATTCCAGTACCTCTACGCCTGCCCAGCAACAGGCCTTCAGGTTGGGCCATGCCCTGGGTGGGCGAAAGACCACGTAGTGCCCCTCGCTGTTGGCGGCTGCGATGCGATCCACAACATGCAGTGGCTTCCGCTGACGATCAAGTCATGTTCAGGCGACCAGTGCAAGGACCGCTGGGAGCGCAAGGTCTACCAAAGGACCGCACCATGAGGCTCGTCCGCACCTTCAATCGCCGCGTCCACTTCGACGAGCGCAGCCGCGGCTACGGTGTCCGCGCCCTGGTGGGCGACAAGCCGCCGCGCAGCTACACATGGTCATGCTTGGCGTGGCTTGATCAGGGGGCAGAAGGGGCCTGCACTGGATTTTCGATGGCTCACGGCATTGCCGCCCGCCCGCTGCCCAAGCGCGTGACCACTGATCTTGCGCAGGCCCTGTACCACCGCGCCCGCCAGCTCGACGAATGGCCTGGTGATGACTACGAGGGCTCAAGTGTTCTCGGTGCCGTCAAAGCTGCCAAGGAGGCTGGCCACGTCAAGGAGTACCGCTGGGCCTTCGGTGTCGAAGACCTGAAGCTGACCCTTGGCTACGTCGGCCCTGCCGTGCTGGGCATCAACTGGTACGAGGGCATGCAAGACCCGGATGCGCGCGGCGTGATCCGCGTGTCGGGTGAGATCGCCGGCGGCCATGCCATCCTCTGCAACGGTTTCAACGTCAAGACCGGCATGTTCCGGCTGCACAACTCATGGGGCAGAGACTGGAGCGTCGGTGGCGAGTGCTTCATCAGCGAGGCTGACATGGCCCGCTTGCTGAAGGAAGACGGCGAAGCCTGCATCGTCCGAAAGTGAGGGAACCATGCTGACGCGCAAGCACGAGATTCTGATGGGCCTGCTGCTGGCCGTGATCCTGGCCGCTGCTGTTGGCGTGGCCACGGCCGCAGAACAGTTGCACCTGATCGTGCGAATGGACTGCGGCAACCTGGATGGCAGGGGTGTTGCCCATGTGGAAGTGAACGGCACCGCCTTCAAGCCCTTCGTAATCGAGTGCAAGCGGGAAGAGGCCTGATGCAGATTGTCCTGACCACCATCATCGGCCAGAACACCAAGATCAAGCCGCGCCTGTTGCCGCCCGGCGCTGGCGTGGTGTGCACCAACGTTCGGCCGCCCGAAGAGGGCGATGTCCGCCCGTGGCGCGAGCCGCTGACCGTGGTGAGTCCTGTTCCCACTGGCCGACAGACGCTGTACCGCATGGGCCGTGACTCATCGGACGTGACGAACTACTGGCTGACGTGGTTCGGCCGAGTCAGCGTGATCCGCGGCTTTGACGCATCGGACACGACCGAGCGCACCTACTACACCGGCGACGGCGGCGTGCCTCGGTGGACCGACAACATCCAGGCCCTGGCCTCGACGCCCTACCCGACCGCCTCGCGCCTGCTGGCCGTGCCGCAGCCGACAGCGGCGCCGGGCGTTGCGCTGAACGTCAACGGCACCACGGGCGATGACCAGCGGGTGTACTACGTCTACACCTGGGTCAATGACATCGGATGGGAGAGCGCACCATCACCGGCAACCCTGGCGGCGACCCACAAGCCGGGCGCGACATTCAACCTGACGCCGGGCGGCAGCGTGCCATCTGGCAGCTATGGCGTGAACCGGCTGCGCTGGTATCGCACGCAGGCCACCACCTCAGGCGATGTGGAGTTCTACTTCCTGCGCGAGTACGCCATTGGCGCCACCGGCATGCAGGACGACGCCCGAGCGCTGGGAACTGACATCGTGCCCACCGATGCCGCAACGCTGCGTCTGCCGCTGGCCGACGATGCACACAGCCTGACTCAGTGCTGGAACCAGTTCGCGGCTGCTTTGGTTGGCAAGTCGGTGCGCTTCTGCGAGCCACAGTTGATCTATTCCTGGCCGATGGGCAACGAGTACCTGCTCAACGACACGCCGGTTGCTCAGGCCGCCTTCGCCCAGCGCCTGCTGGTGCTGACCACCGCCGGCGCGCACCTGTTCACCGGTTCAGACCCTGAGGCGATGGACGGCAAGCCCGTGGCCGTGGCCCCGATCGTGTCGGCGCGCTCCCTGATGTCGGCTGACGGCTGGTGCGCCTGGGCCGCGGCGGACGGCCTCTACTACTACGGTGTGGACGGCTACAAGAACCTGACCGAGAGGTGCATGACGGCCGCGCAGTGGGCCGCCCTGGCGCCTGCGACGATGCACTGCCACCTGTACCAAGTCGGCACGAAGCCCTACATCATGGTCTTCTACAACGACGGCGCATGGAAGGGCTTGGTGGTTGACCCAACGAACCCCGATGGCGTCTTCATGCTGTCCACCGGCTACTACTCGGCCTACTGGGACAAGCTGCTGCGCAAGCTGTTCGTGCTGGACGACGCAACGCTGCGCGAGTGGGACGCCGGCTCGACCTTCATGACGGCCAACTTCAAGAGCCAGGTGTTCCGCCAGCCCTACACCGATGACTCCGGCCAGTGGCTTGAGTTGATCTCCGAGGGATCGGTGAACGTCAAGGTCTACACCGAGAACCCGGCCACGCCCGAGGCAGCGCTGGTGCAGCGGGTCAACCGCGATCTGACGATCGGCCAGCACACCCTGCCCTACGCAGCCATCGGGCGCGACTGGCAGATCGAACTGACTTGGCAAGGCAGTTTCCAGGGTGTATCCATCACATGAGCGCCAGAGACTTCGGCGTCGGCCCGGTTCCAGAGAGCGTTGACGAGCGCCTGTTCGACTTCCTGCAGCAGATGCGCCGGGCGGTTATCGCCGGCACCAAGACAGGCGCCTTCACGGGCGACTTCGTTGGCAACCTGCGCGGGTCGATCAACGGCATCGCGCTGACCCCTGGGGATCTCGGGGCTACAGACCCAACACCCGACCTGACGCCACCGCCGACACCGAGCGGCGTGACCGTGGGCGCGGGCATCGATTTCGTCGGCATCACGACCGACAACCCGGCCTTCACGATGGGCCACGGCTACGACCGCACCATCGTCTACGGCGTCACCCGCTCAGGATCGGACCCGCAGCCCACCTTCTCAAGCGCTGTGGTGGTGCATGAGTTCGTCGGCGCCGTTGGCAGTTTCCCAACGAACCCGGCCACCGAGTGGCACATCTGGTTGAAGTGGCGCACCAAGGACGGAGTGGAGTCGGTGTCCCCATCGGGCGGCACCAATGGCCATGTGGCCACCACCGGCCAGGACGTGACCAAGTTGATGGAGGCACTGACCGGCCAGATCACTTCGTCGCAACTCTACTCGGCGCTGAGTGCGCGCATCGACCTGATCGACGCAGCATCGAGCACGCCGGGCAGCGTCAACGCGCGGATTCAGTCGGCGCAGACCACGCTGGAGAGTGCCGACGCAGCCATTGCGAGTTCGGTGACGACGCTTTCATCGACGGTCGCAAGCAAGAACAAGACATCCAGAGGCATTGCGCCGCCATCTACCGGCGTTGTTGATGGCGACATCTGGTACGACTCGGCGAACAACAACAAGGTCTACCGCTACAGCGCAAGTGGCTCTGCCTGGATACCTACCGATGACACGCGGATCGGAGAGAACATTGCCGCCATCCAAACCGAGGCCACGACTCGCGCATCGGTGGACGGCTACCTAGGGGCGCAGTACACCCTGAGGACGCAGGTATCAGCCAATGGCGCAACCGTGGTGGGCGGCTTCGGCGTCTCGGCCACGAGTGAGGCGGGAGCAACGCCAACGGTTGACTTCGGGGTGGCGGCCAGCAAGTTCTACGTGGCGCCGCCATACGGAACCGCCAACCTGCCGTCGATCATCCCTTTCATCGTCCAGACCACGCCAACCACGCTGAACGGCGCGCCGATTCCGGCTGGCGTCTACATGGACAGCGCCTACATCCGCGACCTGACGGCCGTGGTGGCGCGCATGGGCAGCGCCTGGATCACCAATGCGATGGTGGCCAGCCTGTCGGCCAGCAAGCTCACGGCCGGAACGATCGCTGTGGGTGAGTACATCCAGTCATCGGACTACGTGCCCAACACGCTTGGGTGGCGCCTGAGCGGCAACACGGCTGAACTTCCGTTCACCAACATCCGCGGCCAACTGCAGGCTGGCCAGGTGAGCACCGGGTTTGTCAGCACAACGATGCTCGCAGCCAAAGCCGCGACGATTGACAAGATCGACGCCCGAGGCCTGACCCTGCAGGACGCCAATGGGAATGACGTGTTCACCGTCAACACCCCGTTTGGCACCAACACCTCGGACCAGTTGGGGTACAACACCGGCTGGTCGAATTGGACAGGCACCTACCCCGCTGGGTGGTCGGGGTTGTCTGCTGCTGCACCGACACGCGACGCCGGCACGACATTCGGCTCCCCGTTCACCGCGCGCTGGGTGACAGCCGGGGCCGCTGACATTGGCATGCGCCGGTCCTACACCTTCACGCAACCAAGGCCCGCCGGCACGTACATCGAAGGCACGTTCGCCATGCGGACGGTCACCTACGTCAGCGGCGGCAGCCCTGGCTATCTGGTGCGCCTGTTCACCAATGCAGGCCTGACCACCTTCGTCGATACATGGTTCCCGATCACAGCCAAGGCCGCGGCCGACTGGCAGGTGATGAGCTTCACCGCCGGGGCGAACCAAGCTGCGATCTACGGCATCGACATCTTCCAGTTGGCATCCTACTCAGGTGCCCCTGACGGCGGCATCTTGGCGGCCGGTTCTGACGTGATGTTCGGGCCGATGTCGTTCAGCATCAAAGACCCGATCACGGCTTCGACGGCCTCGACCAAGATCGCCAATGCTGCCATCGGCTGGGCCCAGATCGGCGACCTGACCATCAGCACGGGCGGCGGCATTCGCAGCGGCAAGACGACCTACGCCTCCGGCACCGGCTGGTTGCTGGAGTACAACGGCGGCACGCCACGGCTCGACATCGGCACCACGGATGCCTATCTGCGCTGGACCGGAACGACGCTGGACGTGAAGGTCAAGGACGGAAACCTGTTGTTTGATGCGTTCAACTTGACTATCAGTGGCGGTGATGCCGCAATCACCATGCCGACGAACACCGTTTCTCGATCAGTGACGGTTGCCGGCGGCAAGGGGCCGTATCGCTACTTCTGGCTATTCGATGGCCACTATGGACGCATCTACACGGGCCAGGGCACAGGGACGGTGACGGTCATGTTCCACGATCTAGGTGACGGCAAGACCTACACCAATTCGGTTGTGTGCCTCGTCAGGGACTCCAACGGCCGCGCGTCATACAACTCATTTGATGTGACGGTGACGATGGGCACAACGCCAGTGTCAGGCGCTGGCGACGCTGGAGGCGGCAGCGGAGACGGCGGCTGATGATCCACTTGCCTCAAATAGACCAAATGGGGCATGGTGCCGGGTCATGACTGACTTCAGCCCAATCCGCGACCGACTTCTGGCCCTGTGCAACGGCAATCAGCAGGCCGTGGCACTGATCGAAGGCATCCTGCATCTGGCCGAGGTCTACGACGATCTCATCGACAAGGATGGCCGGATCACCAATGACGACATCCACCAAGCGTTCAACTTCATGTTGTTCGGGCTGCCAGCGAATCAGGTCTACCGCGAGCAGCCAACGATCCAAGTGACGATCATGAATGCCATGACGACTTGGCGCGCGGCCAATGTCATGGAGAAGACCGGCGACACAGAGACGCTGCACGCCTCCTACGTGATGCGGATGAGCCCGTACAACGTGGCGACCCACATCGTGATGTGCGTGGCAGGGCAAGAGGCGGCCATCAAGGCAGCGATGCTGCTTTATTCGCGGGGCGATAAGGGCGCGTTCGCTTCATACCTAAATGAGCACGCGAGAAAAGAATGACAACCAATCCTAAGAAGCCACTGCCAACAGTTGAGCGTCTGCGAGAACTATTGCGGTATGAGCCGGAGACAGGGAAATTCTTTTGGCTGGTTGACCGAACTCAGAACGTCAAGGCCGGCAGTGAGGCCGGATCGATCTGCGGCAAGTACGTGCAAGTGGGGGTCGATAACGTATCGATCTATGCCCATCGCGCTGCCTGGGCACTACATCACGGGGCATGGCCAGCGAACGACGTTGACCACATCAACGGCGCGGGCCGCGACAACCGCATCACCAATCTGCGCGATGTCTCAAAAGACATCAACCTTCAGAACCAGCGCCGTGCGCGTAGAGACAGCGGAACTGGGCTGTTGGGCGCGAGCTGGTATGAGAAGAAGGGCAAGTTCTTGGCGCAAATTCGTGTCAAGGGGCGCACTCGGCACCTAGGCTACTTTCAAACCGCCGAAGCTGCCCATGACGCCTACGTGAAAGCCAAACGCCAACTGCACGCTGGCTGCACGATCTGAAAGGGATAAATCATGGGTTGGAATCCGCTCGAAATAATTGGCGATGTCCTTGGCTTGAACGACAAGCCCGACACCACCAACCAAGAGGCTCTGGAAAAGACTCAGACCGACATTGCGCTTGAACAGGCGCAGGCGGCCAGGGAGCAAAGCGCATGGCAGCGCGAGCAGATGGCAAAGTTCATGCCACTGTACGAACAACAGGTTCAGGCCAGCATTGAGAGTCAAAAGACCGCGGATCAGCGGTCGGCGGATCAGTGGGCGAATTTCCAGAAGTATTTTTCTCCTGCAGAAGCGCGACTCTCTGAAGCCTCCCTGAACTACGACACGGCAGGACGGCGCACGGCGGCGGCCAATGAGGCAGTTGCCGGAGTTGATGCGCAGTTCCAGCGCGCACGTGAGGCGCAGACCCGAGACCTTGGCCGGGCTGGCATCAGCCTGGACTCTGGCCGGGCGCTGTCTCTGGACATGGCTGGCCGGTACGCCCAAGCCAAGGCGGCGGCAGGCGCAGACCGCGGCGCTCGGCAGCAGATCGAAAACACCGGCCTGAGCCTCTTGGACAACGTGGTCAAGACCGGGCGCGGCATCGCCAGTACCAGCCTGCAGGCGCAAGGCTTGGGGTTGCAGGCCGGCACGGCGGCCACCGGGCAACTTGGTCAACAACAGGGCACCTACAACGCCAGCCTGCTACCAGCGAACAACCTCTACAACGGCGCGAGCGGTGCGCTTAGTAATGCCACGACCATGTACAACGGCATCAGCCGGCAGCAGGCGGACGCAGCCAGCGCGAACATGAACGGGCTGCTTGGGCTTGGCAAACTGGCGGCTACCTTCTACCCCAGCGACCCGAAGACCAAGAAGGTTCACGGCGAGGTCAGCGGCAAGAAGGCGTTGGCGAGTTTGGCTGACGCCAAGGTCATGAAGTGGACCTACAAGGACGGCCACGGCGACGGCGGAACGCACATCGGGCGAATGGCCGGCAAGAGCGACCCGAAAGTCGATGGCCTGCACCACGTTGACGTGATCAACGAGTTCGGCAAGCACCACGCGGCAATCAAGGAGCTCTCCAAGAAGGTCGCTTCGCTGGCCGATGCCGTGAGGAAGGACAAGCGCGAAGATCGAAAGGAAGCAGCATGAGCCGCGGACTTGCAGCACTTGGATCTCTGGCCGATGGCATCGCTCAGGGCATGGTCCTCGGGCGCGACCTGAAGGCCCGCGACATGGCGCTTGAACAGCAGAAGCGCCAGATGGACGAGCAGGCCGCCCTTGCCGCCGACATGAAGGACGCCGATCAGGCCGCCCGTGAACTGGCCCTGAAGTACCGCGCCGAGCACGACCAGCAGTACAAGGGCTTGGGTGCCTACATGACCCGTGGCGGATCGGACGGCTCCCTTGCGGACGCACAGCAGGACGCTGTTTCGCAGCCTGTGCCAGAGTTCAAAGCTACGCCCCAACAGATGCTTAAGGTTGCTCAGGCCAGGACTGCCCGGCTATTCGAGAAGGGGCGCACCGATCAGGCATTCAAGTATTGGATGCAGGACGAGGGCCTGCGCCGAGAACTGCGCGGGCAAGCTGGCCAGGATGCCATGGCAGCCCTGTCGTCTGGTGGCGACGCGACCAAGGCTCTGAGCAGCTTCTACGACCTGTTCGACAACGGTCACGACATCACTTCGGCCGTTCCGCAGAAGAGCCTCGATGGCGGCTCAGGCTACCTGATCACCCGACGCGGGCCGGACGGCAAGGAAGTCTCTGCCTTCATGACGCCGGATGAGATCGGAGCCGAGATCAACAAGCGCGTCACGAACTGGCAAGACGCAGCCAAGGAGTCGTTTCAGCACAACCTCAAGTTGGCTGCGATCAAGGCTCAGGGTGACAACCAAATCCGCGCGCAGAACGCCATCACTGACCGGGTGCTGTCGAACACCGACGCCAAGGGTCAGAACGCGCTGACACTGCAGGACTCGAAGAATGCTGGCACTGCCAATGTCGCCAACATCAACGCCAACTCGCGGGAGAAAGTTGCAGAAACCAACGCGCTGTCGCGTGAGAAGGTCGCTTCCATGAAGGAGGCCATGAAGAAGGCTGGCGTTGACGGAGAGGATCGCGTCCACTCAGTTGTCCCGAATGGGAACGGCACCAGCACCGTGTGGTTCCGCAGCGGGAAGAAGGTCATTGATTCCGACAATGAGACCTTGGCGTACACGAAGTTCATTGGGCAAACGGCCGGGCAAATCTCCAAGACTCTTGAAGGCTCCATGGCGCCATACGAGAAGACTCTCGGGGAGGCGCGCAGGTTGATCTCGAAGTCTGTGCCAGCAGGGAGCAATACCCCAACTTCTGGCGAGCGCGTCGATCCCGCCCGTCAGGCCGTGCTCGATGCAGACCGCGTGCGGATCTTGAAGCAAGAGCTGGCGAAGACGACCGACCCGACGGACCGCGCGGCGCTTGAGCGCGAGCTGGGCCGCGCGACCGGAGCGCCGCAGCCATCCCTTGCCGACGCGAACAAGCCGAAGCCGGGCCCACGCATGCGCTTCGATGCCCAAGGCAACCTGATCAAGTGAGACCCCATGGCTCGTGAAATTGAGTTGCACGATGGTACGGTCCTCGAATTTCCAGACAACACGCCGGATGACGTGCTGCTTCGCGTTGGCAAGCAGGAGACGCTGAAGCTCAACCAGTACAACACCGACGAAACATCGCGCCTTGCTGCGCGGGCCAATGCGGCGAAGGCTGATCCGGCGCCAGTTGCTGACGCGCCAGACAACTCGCCAGCGATGCCGATCGTGCCGTCATCGACGCCATCGGTCTATGCCAACCCGGTGCAGCGCCTGCGGCGCATGGACAACCAGCAGCAGGCCGCGGCCACTGCGGCGACGCCACTGCTTGACCGGCCTGTTCCGGGCTATCAGCCATCGGGAGCCGACCTTGAGGCGATGTCCAATGCGCCGTCAGTGCTCCAGGCTGACGCGCGAGCCAAGCGGCCGTACCAAGAGGCCAAGCCGCTGACGTTTGCGCAAGAAGTCGCGGCCGACGTGGGCGACGTGGCGCGCAAGAACCCGCTGGCGGCTGGCGTAGTTGCTGGCTTCTCGGGTCTTGGCAAGGTTGGCGTGGGCGCCGTGCGCGCGGGAGCCGATCTGGTTGGTGCCGATGGCATCGCCAAATCAGCCGCTGGCGCGAGCCGCCTTGCCACCGACGTAGAGCAGCAGGCGACACGAGGCCTGGACGGCAATGCAAAGCTGGTGGCCGACGTTACCAGCTCGATCATCAACAGCGCGCCATCCCTGGCCATGGGCATGATGGGCGGCCCCGCCCTGCGCACGCTGTTTGTCACTTCGGCGGCCAATGAGTACAACGCCGGCCGCGATGCTGGATTCAATGGCGCAGAGTCGGCGGCACGCGCCGGCATCATGGGTGCGGCCGCGGCCATCGGCGAACGCTTTGGCTTTGCGCAGCAGATCGGCTTGCTCAAGGGCGCCATGAAGCGCATGCCGTCTGGCGACATGGCGAAGCTGCTGGGCCAGATGATCACCAACGAAGTGCCGGGCGAGCAGTTGACCACCGCCCTGCAGTTCCTGGCCGACAAGGCTGGCCCTGCGGCACTGAACCCGAATGCGACGGTTGAGGACTACCTCAAGGCCGCAGGCGAAACGTTGAAGGTCACGCTTGGCCAGTCGGCCGTCATGGGCGGCGGCCCGGTGGCAATCAACAAGGCGCGTGAAACACTGAAGCGGGTTGACTCTGGCTCGGGCGTGCGGGACATCCGCATTGCAGACGCCATCGACGCAGCCGAGCCCCCCAAGCGCCCGACCGAACTGCGCACCGAGCACATTGCCCGTGTTGACGACTTCGCGGCCACCCATGGCGTGCCGCCGACGGTGGTCAGCAAGATCAAGTCTGCACTGGACGGCGTGCCGCTGGCGCAACTGCCGCAGGCCACACGGGCGATTGTCTCGACCCTGGCCGAGCGCGGGATCATCCGGGCGCCGGTGGACGAGCAGACGCTGGCGAGCCTGGATGCGCCTGCACCGGTTCAGAGTGCGCCGAAGGATGCCATCCCGGCGGCCGACCTGATCGACCCGCAAGAGCCGAGCGCTCCACCGCCTGCCGACCCGCAGACCATTGCAGGCCCAGCCATCAACCGCAACTGGACGGCATTCAGCCCCGAGTCGGGCTCGCTGGGCATACCGCGCGACCAGATGCCGCAGATCCCGAACCGCGGCGCCCTGGCGAACTTCCTGGCCGCCAAGGGCATCGAGCGCCAGACCGGCATGGTGGACCCTTCGGAACTGAAGCCCACGCAAGGCGAGTTCTCGCCTCAGAAGATCACGGAATCCGATTCCAGCCGATCGGTCATCGTTTCGAGCGACGGGTACATTCTGGATGGGCACCACCAATGGCTGGCCCACTTGAACGACGGGGCGCCTGTCAGCGTCATCCGGTTCAACGCACCGATTCAGGATCTCCTGCGCTTGGCGCACCAGTTGCCGAGCAGCACCACGGCCAAAGGGCCGACCATCAAGAAAGCCCAACCAGATGCAGGAACTGTTGACGGAAATGCTGGGCTTGGAGTTGATCAACCTGGAGCAGTTCAGCGAAGCGATGGCCTTCAGGATGTCCCCAGGGCTGATGCCGGAGCCGCTGCTGTTCCACCTGATGGGCGCCGAGAGCCTGATGGACCTGGACCCGGAAAGCGCGACGATGCACTGACGCTGGACACGATCCAGCCGGGCGACATCACGCGGCCGGGTGGGGCGCCTTTCAGGACCATGGCAAATGCCATGTCGGCGCTGTCTCGCGCTGGCCAGGACACGCACGAGCTCGCAAGGGTCGAGGGCGGCTTGGTTGTCAGGGCGAAGAAGCAGGATCAGGGCGCTGCTGCGCCTGTAGGGGCCGGGAGTTCCCAGCCGTCGCCTGCTTCTTCGGCACCTGTTCGCGTCATCGCAGACGCTGGCCGCACGCGGGCTCAGGCGGTGCAGTTGGGCGTTGTTCCGAACGCTGACGGCTCCCTGACGCCCGTGATCGGCGGCGCACCGGTTCTGCAGAAGACCGGCGAGCCCGTGACCATCAAGCCTGATGCGACTGACCTTCAGATCAAGAAGGCTGTGCGCGAAGCAGGGACTGTGCCTGAGGCGGTGAAGTTCTACCCGCCTGCGGTGCAGGAGGAAGACGCGCCGCCAGCACCGAGGATCGACAAGGCGAAACTCGGCGCGATGACGGCTGACGAACTCGCCAGCGCTCATGAGACAGCGCGCGCCCACAACAAGGAAGTTGAGCGCATCGGCCTGAAGAAGTTCTTCGGCGCCGAGAAGGCCGACGAGTTGATGAAGCTGCCGCAACGCAGGCGCGACAAGTGGATGAGCGAGAACCTGACCGTCGAGCAAGACGACTGGATGCAGGCTCGCTATGCCAACGAGGACGATGTGCAGTCGTTCAAGACCACGGCGCATTCGTTCGACACGGAGAGCGCGGCCGCGCTTGGCCGATCCATCGCCGTGCCGTCACGCAAGGTCAACGATCCGGGGTTCTTCGATACCCCTGACGGCGCCATGGTGCGCAATGCCCTGAGGTACGCCAAGGCCCAGGGTTGGGACATGGATGCGGTTGTCGGCGCGATGCGCGGCCGCGCTGCTGAGTGGGCCGGAGACGATGCGCCCGAGTTGTTCGGCCGTCTGTTCAAAGAGGCTGGAGTGAAGCTGCCGAGTGCAGCCATACCGAAGGCCATCGAAGCACCCACCACCAAGCCCGAGAGTGCGGTTCCAACTGGTGACCGCACCCAAGAACGCGCAGAGCACGCCGCCCTACTCGAAGAAGCAGGCATCACCAAGGAAGAGATCAATGCGCTCCATGGCACCGACATCACAGAAGCCCTCGCTGAATCTCCCGCCAAGGCTGAAGACAAGCCCGCAGCGCGAAGCACTGAGGCAGGGGGCGCTGAGCAAGATCCGGGAGATGTCGCCGGAGAAGCGGCAGCGCCTGATGCTGCTGGAGGCCAAGAGGCGGGGCCTGACCGTGAAGGGCTGACCCTCACCACGCACACCACCGCCAAGGGCAAGACCCTTGAGGGCTACATCGTTGCTGTCAGCAAGGAGCGCGCGGCCGAGATCGACCCCTATACATTCCGCAAGGATGGGGGCTACTTCATCCGCAAGGCCCGTGCTGATGAACTGAGCAAGGAAGAACTTGCGGCCCTGGCTGATGCGAAGCCTGTGGAGGCGGCAGCCAAGCCTGAAGCCGCGGAGCCGAAGGCAGAAGCCGAGCCCGAGAAGCCCAAGGCCAGCAAGACGGCCGCCATGCGTGCGGTGGCCCAGCGCGCCATCGAAGCCGCCCAGGCCGACCAGTCGCGCGACCGGAACACGAACACCGCGCGCCGTGCTGCAATGGCGAGTTCTGCGGAGTCTGACGCTCGCAAGCGCGAGGCAGTTGGCCGAACGATGCTGAACCTGGCTGACGCCATCGACAAGGGCGAAGCGCCTTTGCTGGAGGGCATCACTACGCGGGCACACGTTGAGGAACTGGACAGGGCGCTCACGGCGGCCATGTACGAGAGCGACCGAGGCTTGTCCTACGTGGAACAGCAGCGCCAGAAGGGCCGCGCGCCGGAAGAGCGCGACATCGCTAACGCCAAGATTGTGCAGCCGTCATGGAGCAATGGCGGTGCCAACAAGGAGAAACTGCGCGAAGCCATCAAGGGCAAGAAGGGTGTCCGCGAGGTCGAGAAGTTGCTGTTCGGCCCGCCGACTGCCGAGCTTCTGGCGGCCGTCAAGGCTATGGGCGTGTCCAAGAAGGACATTGACTACGCTTTCGGCTGGTGGAACATCGAGGCGATTGCCCGCGTTCAGCGTCTTGCCAAGGTCGGCATCAAGACGAACGATGACTTGCGCGCTGCGCTGCGGCAGTACATTCAGTTCAAGGACGGCCCGAAGGCCGAAGACCCCATCAAGGCCCTGGAGCGCAAGTTGATCGGCTCCAAGGTGGGCTTTGACTTCTTCCCCACGCCCGCTGGCGTTGCCCAGCAGATGGTGCAACTGGCCGACATCAAGGCTGGCGACCGCGTGCTTGAGCCAAGCGCTGGCAACGGCAACATCGCTGACGCAGCCAAGGCCGCAGGCGCCAAGGTGGATGTCATCGAGATCAGCAGCCAATTGCGCGAGCTTCTGGAGGCCAAGGGCTACCCGGTTGTCGAGAACGACTTCATGAAGTTCGAGCCCGCCGAGAAGTACGACGCGGTGCTGATGAACCCGCCCTTCAGCAACCGCCTGGACGCCGAGCACATCCGCCGCGCGTTTGGCATGGTGAAGCCCGGCGGCAAGGTCATCGCCATTGCTGGCGAAGGCGTCTTCAACGGCTCCGACGCGAAGGCCAAGGAGTTCCGCGACTGGCTGGACGAGGTTGGCGCAGTGGTCGAGAAGCTGCCCGAGAAGACCTTCACCGACTCCAAACTGCTGGCTCAGACTTCGACCAACGCACGGCTGATCACGATTGCGGCGCCTGCCGCACAAGCCGCTGCCCCCAGTGCAACCACAGATGCACAGAAGGCTGCGAAGAGTGAGGAAGTTGCAGCAGAGCCAGCCAAGCCAGCAGCGCAGTCCAAGAACTCCACAAATCTGTTTGAGGAGTTCATTGCGAGTTATGAGACTCCGCAAGAGGCTGGTGCCGCACGCAAAGCACTGGGCGCAACGGTGACTTGGAAAAACGGACTCACGGGGGCCTTGTCGGACCACATCCTTTCTGAGTATTCGGCTGGCGCCCGCGTTGTTCTGAGTGCCAGCGGGCCAGCGTTTGTCCACAAAGACATGAAGGGATGGTCTAAGAGCAACATCGGCGCGTACGGCATGCAGTTTGCCAATTGGCTTTCGTCGCAAGACGATGTTGGAGCCAAGCCAGCAGCGCAGGCTGAGAAGGCCCTATTCAACACCAAGGATGATGGCTACACTGCGACCAATGAGTTCCAACCCGACTTCTCAGAGCCCGCAAGAGCAAACATCCGGCTGCTTACTCGTGGAGTCGGAGGTCGGGCCAATACGGTTCATCCTTATGTCGGAAGAAGCGTATCAGCGGATGCGCCCATCAGCCTTGTGGCCCAGGCCATCGGAGCGCGAGTACAGTGGTTCGGAGTACGGAGCAGTCTGGACGCGCAAGACAAGCGTGACTTCGGATTCTTCAACGGCGCAACCATTGGCGACACCATCTTCCTTCGATCCGAAGGCGTTGACAGACCGCACCTGACGGTTCTGTTTCACGAGTTCGCGCACTACTTGCGGAAGACCGATCCGCAGGCTTACGCGGAACTGGTCGATGCTGTTTCGCCATTCGTCAAGGTAGACAAGTACGAAGCGGAATTTCCGAATACGGCTGTGGCGCGCAACGTCAAGACGCCTGACGGAGTTCAAGAAGAGTTCATGGGCGAGGTGCTGTCTGACGCATCCATGAGCCCCAAGTTCTGGAGCGCCCTCGGCAAGAACAACCCCTCGCTGCTTCAGAAGGTGGCTGGCTTCATCTTCGACATGATCAACAAGATCAAGGCGACGGTGGGCTACTCCAACAAGACCGAGAAGTACCTGAGCGACTTTGACCGGGTGATGGAGCTTGTGGGCGAAGTGCTGGCGAAGCACGACATCAAGCCCAGCAGTCTCAGGGGCATGGATGGCAAGCCGGTCTACAACCGCAAGGAAGACGAAACCCCTGTCACCTCGCAAGGCCGCCTGAAGTCCAAGGTCGGCGACATGATCAATTCCCACTTCGCTGGCACGATCAGCGGGTGGGACAAGACAGTGGGCACGCCGTACAACCTGGCGCAGCGCAGGCCTCAGTTCAAGCGGGTGTTTGATGGCCTGACGGACTTCATCAATGGGGTTTCGACCTTTGCGCATACCGCCGCTGACAAGGCGCCGACGTGGCTTCCAAGTCTGAACAGCGTCAGCGACTTCTTTGAGCGCCGCCCTGCGGACAGCAAATCATTGCTTCCATTCCGCATCAAGACCCCAGTGAAGCGCGAAGACAGCGATGCCGTGGCAAAGCCCATCTTCGAGGGCACCATCGCCTGGACCCGCGACGGCAAGGGCGAGCCCATCAAGATCGAAGAGGCCAAGGCCGCCGCCGAGAAGTTGAGCGTGGACGAGAAGGCCCGCGCGCTGCTGAAGGGCGGCCACGTCGCGCCGCGCGTGCTGAAGATGTGGCAGGGCCAGGAGCTCGACGCCTACGAGAAGATCATCGTCGGCAAGTACGAGCGCGACATGCTGGCTACCGGCATCGTCTTCACGCCCGACGAACTGAAGTCCATCTTCGGCCTGACGCCCAAGCAGATCGGGCTCTACAAGGAGTTCCACGCTGGTGTGGGCAAGAGCCTGGAGGACATGACGGTTTCGGCCATGCTGCGCGTTGGCGGCAAGGACACGGCAGACTTGCGCGAGCAGGCCCTGAAGATGTCCATGGACGATGCGGCCGAGTTGCTGCGCGACCGGATGTACGAACTGGCTGCCCAAGCATCTGGCAAGGCCAAGGAAGAGTTGGACGCCGCCGGCGACCAGATGATCGAACTGGCCGACAAGGTGAGCGCACTGAAGCGCCGCGGCTATGCCCCGCTGATGCGTTTTGGCGACCTGACCATCACGGCCTACGACAAGACCGGCGAGATGACCTACTTCGGCATGTACGAGGGCAAGGTCGAGCGCTTCACGGCCCTGCAGAAACTCAAGGCCGAGTTCCCTGAGGCAACCTTCAAGATGGGCTCAGTCTCCAAGGAAGAGTACAAGCAGTTCGCGGCCATCTCGCCCGAAACCCTTGAGCTCTTCGGCGACATCATGGGCGACAAGCTGGGCTTCAACACCAGCGATCCGGTCTATCAGGAGTACCTGCGCAAGGCCAAGGCCAACAACTCGGGCATGAGGCGCCTGATCCACCGCAAGGGCACGGCAGGCTACCGCGAAGAGCCGGCCCGCGTGCTGGCCTCGTTCATCTACTCCAATGCCCGGCAGACCTCGCGCAACCTGCACTCAGGCGACATCGCCCAGGCCATCGCCGACATTGACCGCGAAGAAGGTCAACTGAAGGACTACGCGATCAAGCTGGACGAGTACGTGCGCAACCCGCAGGAAGAGGCGCAAGCCATCCGTGGGCTGATGTTCGTCAACTTCATCGGCGGCTCGCTGGCCAGCGCTGCTGTCAACCTGACCCAGCCGTTTGCCGTCACCCTGCCCTACCTGCACGCCTTCGACGCCAAGGCCAGCCTCAGGATGAGCAACGCCCTGCGCGTGATGTGGTCCAAGAAGACCGGCAACACCAAACTGGACGCAGCCATCGCAGAAGCCGAGCGCATCGGCATTCTGGATCCGCAGGAGATCCACCACCTACAGGCCCAGGCGCGCGGCGCCGAGCAACTGAAGTCTGGCAGGGGTGTGATCGGCAAGACCGCGGCCAAGGCCAGCAATTCACTTTCGCGCCTGATGGTCCTATGGGGCACGCCGTTCAGTCTGGCCGAGGCCTTCAACCGCCGCCTGACCTTCGTGTCGGCCGCGATGATCGCCATTCACAAGGGCATGGACCCAGTGGAGTTCGGCAAGAAGGCGATTGCGGAAACGCAGTTCGTGTATTCAAAGCACAACAACCCGGTATGGGCACGCGGCGCAGTCGGCGCAACCCTGTTCACCTTCAAGAAGTTCGGCGTCTCATGGATCGAAACCATGGTTCGCTTGGCCAACTCCGGCCCGCAAGGTAAGGCCGCTGCGCTGGTCATGCTGGCCGCGCTGGTCATGCTGGCTGGTGTTGATGGCCTGCCCTTCCGCGAAGACCTTGAAGACCTGATCGACGGCTTTGCCAACCGGGTGCTGGATCGCAACTTCCAGACGAAGGCATGGCGACACAAGCTGACCAAGCAAGTCTTCGGTGAGGGCTGGTCCAACTTCGTGAACAACGGGCTGTCGGGGCTGCCGGGATCGCCGATCGACGTGTCGGGTCGCTTGGGTATGCACAACCTGATTCCGATGACCGGCCTGATGGTAAAGAAGACGGACTACACCCGCGACGTGATGGAGATCACTGGCGCGGCCGGCGGCATCCTGAAGCAGTATGCTGAGGCAGCCGCTCTTCTTGCCGAAGGCGAAGTCTTGCGTACCGCGGCAAAGGCGTTGCCGATCGCAGGACAGAACATCCTCAAGGCGGCAGACATGGCGAACACTGGCGCCTACCGCGATGCTCGCGGGTACATCGTGACGAAGACGACGCCGGCCGAGGCCGCAGCCAAGGCGATTGGCTTCCAGCCGAAGTCGGTGGCCGATGAGCAGGAAGACAACTTCGGCCAGCAGCGCCGGATTGCCTTCGTCAAGATGGTTGAATCCGAGCTGGTCGAACGCATGGCGGCCGGCAAGTTCTTGAAGGATGAGGACATGTTCAAGGCAGCCAATGATCGCTTGGCCACATGGAACAAGGACAACCCGGACTCAGTGATCAAGATCGACGCCCGACAGATCATCGAGCGCGTGAAGAAGATGAACACGCCGAAGAACCAACGCATCATCCAATCCGCTCCGCGCGAAATGCGGGGCTCCGTTCAGGAGGCATTCCAGCGATGACCCTTGCAAAACTGGCCGTAGGGTGTGGCACATTGGGAATCATTGTCGCCACCATGCCCTGGGGGCTGCTGATCCTCGTTCCGCTGGCCGTCTTTTCCATCAATGACCTTTGGGGCGACGAATTGAGCGAGGCATGGCAGACAACTCGCTCGCGTGTCATGCGCGCCATCAACGACATCCGCGGCCGAGCCTGAGCCATGGCTTGGGTAGCAGTCAAGTCGCGCGCCATCCGCGCCATCGACTACGACAAGGAGAGCCTTGAGCTCGAAATCATGTTCGCTCAGGGGAATTCCTACACCTACTACAACGTCCCGCCGCAGGTTGTGGCTGGCCTCTTGGGTGCGAACTCAAAAGGCCAGTTCTACAACAACTTCATCAAGGACCGGTACTGAACAAATCCTTCGGCGTCTTCACCGAGAAGATTCCGGCCAGCTTGGTCAGCCCCTTGGGCAGGATGTGGCAGTACGGCGCGTGCACCTTCTGACCAGTCTTCTGGTCGGTGTAGCTGCATTCCTTGTACTGCAGGTTTCCGTTCTTGATGTGCGGCTGGTAGGCCACCCATCTGCCATTGAGGCGATAGACCCAGCCGTTGGCATGCAGCCAGTTGGTCAGTTCTTCTTGCTTGACGCTCAGGATCTTGCTGGCTTCTCGGAAGGTGATCGAGCCTTCTTCGGCTGAGATCAGGTCCAGCGCATCAGCCTTGGGCGCAGCGATGGCCAGGGCGGTTTCTGCCTTGTCGGCGCGCTCTGACTCGTCAGCGGCAAGGCGAAGCGCTTCGGGCAGGCTCTTGGGGATCTTGCCGTAGAAGCCCGAGGCTGCCAAGTTCACCTGCTGCATGCAGACCATGGCGTCATAGGCCCGGATGACCTTCAGGTGGAAGGCTGCATTGATCCACATGGCGTAGGCGTAGACCAGCTCCTTGGCGACGTAGGTGCCCTGTTCGTTTGGAATCCCGCCCTTTTGGGCCGATGCGGAAATTCCCGCATCGCCAAGTTCGGCGATCAGTGCCTGGGTCTGCTTGTTACGAAGCCACTCGCCCGGCCTGTGGTTGGGATTCCCGCCGCTGGCCTTGTGCAGATCGTTCAGGCAGTACCGCCCTTCCCGGTCAATGCGGATCTCGATGTTGGCGATGATGAGTTCGCTCATTGCTTCACTCCCTTCGGAGCCGGGCAGCGGCGCAGGTTCACGTCCTGAATCGAGGTCTCCCAGAACTCGCGGCGGTCCACGGCGTTGTCATCCACGTTGCGGACCTTCAGGCCACGCGAGACAGACTGGATCAGCCACATGTTGGGCAACTCGTGGTTGTTGTCCGGGCCGATGATCTTGACCACCGCGCCCCGGTTGGCCGGCAGGCATCCGCCCCAGAGGTAAGCGTAGTGGCCGGGCCAGATCCGGTGGCGCTGGCTGAGGGCGCTGACACCCTTTGGCAGACTGCGCTTTGTGCACGGCGGGTTGGCCACGGCCGGGCGGTCTTCCGGCCAGAGGGCGATGACGTTGGGCGCGATCAGGCGCCGTTGGGGGATGAGGTCTTGCGCTTGGATGCGCTGGGCGTTTGCCATGGTGGGCTCCGAGTGCTCGTTTGCATCGGCTGCACGCCCATCTGTCACAAAAGGCGGCAGCCCTGGCGGGTTGACAGACAGGGAGCACCGCGGAGCGGAAACCTGCGAGCCTTTCGGCTCCCCGCCAGGACCACCATTGAAAGTGTCCAGGCAACAAAAAAGCCGCAGAAGAACTCGATGCGGCTTTGGCCGCGGTACTCTCGGGCTGTCAAACCCGACTGCTTTCTCAAGCAGCGAACGAATCCTACGGCAGGGTGCTGACGCTTGTCAACACCCTTTGCGTGCAGCCTACCGCTTCAGCAGCACCGTAGCCACGCCAATGTTCCCGATCACCGCCCCGCCGATCAAAAGCTTGTCGGACTGTATCAAGACGCCGGACCCAGTTGAGTTTGGTGCGCCGCATGGCGCCGGCCCGAGATTGAGTGTCAGGCGGTAGAAGTTCTTGCCGGAGGGGTCAGGAGCCACGGAGCCAGTGGCAGTACAGCCAGCATTTACGCCAACGAGAGCGCCGGAACTCGAAATCGTCACAGTGCCACCTCCATCCGGCGTGTAGGTGCCAGCAATATTGGCGAGGCTTGCGGCCGTGTCGTAACCCGGAAAGTAGGTCAACGTCAGCGGTCCTGTGACGCCGAGGGCGGAAACGGTGCCGGCGATTTTTGACTTCTCGGTGATCGTCCCGGTCAGAGTTCCGGGGATGGCGAGAGGTGGGGCGTACGCATTGAATTGTCCGCTGAGGGAGGACCCAGAAACAGAGATGTTCCCGGCCAGCAAGTACGGGCTGTTTCCCGAGACGCCAACAGCCCAGAACTCGCCAGTGTTGGCAATCAACACACCGAGATTATCAGAATCCCAGAACCCTTCGGCAGAAGCCGCAGCGTCTCCACCGCCACCGCCGCCGCACCCGGCCAACGCCACGGCAAGCGCTGCAATCACTCGTTTGATCATGTTCTCTCCCGTTGTTTCGGCAGGGCTTTGAACAGCGCCGCCCCACCACAAGGCGCAAAGCATTATGTGGCCTGCTAGGCCGTGTTTGCCTTCAGGGACTGGCGGGGTTGAGCTTCACGAGCAATTCCCCGGCGCCATCACGCGCGGCATACCGGCATTAGGCTTGCTTCTGCGATTGTTGTTATCCGTCATTTTTGCTGTGTCATGGGTGTTAGCGGCGCAATTTGTCGCCCTAAATCAAGTTAGGCCCGCTCATACGCAGCACGCAAGCGGGCCAAGTGCTCTTGGTTCATGTGGCCGTCGTCGAGGATGTCGGCAACCGCGGCCAGCAGTTCGGAGCCTGTGCGCTTGTCTGGCAGCACTTCCACACCCGCCACCTCGCGGTAGTCATAGGCGCCGTTCCGGTCCAGGCCGCCACCACGAAGCACGCTCTCCAACTCCTGGCACTCAGCATCTACGGTTTCCAGGCTCTCGGTAGCCAGCCCGGTTCCGCGATCAAGCTCGCGGCGGCGTATCACAAATCGAAGCATGTTGATCTCCTAGGTTGTTGCGTGCCGGCCTAACAGGGCAATAGATCAGACCGGGCCGCGCCCGGCTCGCTCATCGCCAGCGTTAGGCCGCAGGGCCAGCATCGCTGCGCGGTACTGTTCGGTCTGCAGACGTTTCAGCGGTTCCTCGTTGCGCTTCAGCGCGCACCAAGCCACAGCGCCCGCCCACCCCCATTGCTCAACCGCTGCGCGCACTTCCTTCGCCTCGTGCGGCTCAAGCGCGCAGGCATCGGCGCTGGCGTAGTAAAAGGTGTCGTTGCAGTTCACGGCCGCGTGCCATCCATCATCCCAATCGCATATGCCCGAGTTGTAAGTGCCGAAGAAAACGTAGTTCCGCGCAGCTAGCCAAAACAGGTGCTCGCAGTCCTCCAGCGTCAGCGGCCTAACAGGTCGCTCAAGCGGGACCGCGTCGGCGCGGCTGCGTTGGTTTGCTTCGTCACTCATGGCTCGCGCCTCCTTGTCCGGTTAGCTTTGCGTTATGCATGCTCGAAGACATGGAACACCAGAGCGCCACCATGCGTTTGGTATGTGCCGATGAATCGCCCGATGATGTCTGGCAGATCAGGCATTGGCTTGACCGTGCCATAGGTGGAAAACGCGCGCGATTCTGTCGGCGCCGTTTCATCAACAAGCGCCCACAGTTGCGGATCGCCGCCTTGCATCTGCACGCTCAGAACTTCGGCGCCGCGCGGCATCAGCAATTCCTGATAGTCGGTTACCTGAAGGGTCCATTTCCAAATCCTCACGGCTCACTCCTTGCCATCAATGCATAACATCTAGCTGCAACAGACGCGCTGCAGCATTTGGGTTAATCGGTGCGTCCAGCGGGCGCGCTGTTGAGCATGGCGTTAGGCGGCTCGTGGCGCGCGGGCGGCCATGCAGCGCGCGGGCTTTCGGCGTTGTCGGCCTCCATTGCCACCATCAGCGCAATCAGGGCTTCGCGGGTTCGCATCGAACGGCCGCCGCCAGCGCCGCCAGCGCAAAACTCCACCGTGCTGGTGTGAACTTGGCTGCCCATGCCCGTGCCGGTAACGGCCAGCACTACATCGCCGTCGTCCTGCAAATGCAGGACCATCTGGTGGTCGCCTGCAGGCCCCATATCGCCGCATCGTCCTACCGTCCGTTTCTTCGGCCATTCCATCGCTCTCGCCCTTTCGTGCCTTCGTTCACCAGCCGCATAACACGTCGCTCAACACGAGCGCCAACGGGTCACGGCCTTTGCTCCTGTCCAGTCCTTCCCGCCGCTGGCTCCGTGTTAGCTCCAACGTTAGGCCTTACCGGGCCGCGCACGGGCAAAAGCTCCCACGCAGCTCGTGTCGCTCTTGGCCTGCTGCCTGAGTTCGGCCGCCGTGGTCACGCGCGGCTTGCTTCGGTGCTTGGCCGCTACCGCTTCAAGTTCTCGCGGCGTCACCGGCGCATTCATGTAGCCGCCCGCGTAGTCAGCGAGCGCCATGCGCAGTATCTGGTGCGCCTCGCGCCCTTCCGCGATCCGCACAACTTCCGGGGAGCGGTTTAGCAGCGCCACGGCTTGGCACACTGCAGCGTGCAGCGCTTCGGCGGCAGCAGGCCTAACCCCTCGGTCAACGGCGACACCTGCCGGCTGGTCACTCTTGCTCATCTTCAATCTCCTGTAGCGCCGCCGTCAGCGGCTCAACTCTGCGTTAGAACTCACCCTCCGCCACCTGGAAGCATGGCACGCCGGCAGCGCGCCACATCTTCACCATCCGGTCGCGGTCCTCAAACACTGCCACCAGCCGCGCCTTGTCGCTGACCAGCATGTCGTCAAGCCAGCGCTTCTTGAGCACGTCGTCTGGTGTGTAGTCGCCGGCCTTGCGCATGGTCAACATCGGGCCTTCCAACTCCCAAGACATGAAGGTCGTCTTGTCGGCCAGCCACTTGACCGTCTGCGTCCGCACCTCATCGCTGCGCCCGCTGAAAATCCAGATGTCGGCCCCCGCATGGCGCAGCCGTTCCATCGTGTCGATAACAGGGTCGTTCGGGAGGTCGTCCGCGCACGCGGCGTAAAACGCTTTCCAATCTTGTTCGCCGCGCGGGCGCTCCACGTACTTGCGGCGGTGCTCAATCAGCGCCAGGGTGCCGTCAAGATCAAAGATGTACAGAGGTCTCATTTCGCGCCCCTCCGCTGCCAAGCCACCCAGCCCAGCCCCAGCAGCATCAATGCCCACTCGGCAGGCTCTGGCACTGGCGCCACCGGCACAGCCGAGTCAGGCAGTTTCACCGGCTCTGGAACTGGTGCAACCGGCGCCCCAGGCGCAGGCGACATCACTGCATCACCGATGATCGGCGTCACCTTCTTCGCATCGATCACCATCGGCGCCACGCCCGGAACCGGCGCGAACGTCAGCACTGAAGGCGTGGCAGCAAACGCCACCGGCTGCACCCACAGCGGACCCAGGAGCGGCGCGGGCAGGGTCGGCCAGTAGATCGGTACAGCAGGCGGCAAGAGAGGTCGCCAAGTGTCTTCCGGCGTGTCCAACTCTTGGTTGCCATCGGGGATCGGCTCAGGCGCAGACAGCCGCGCGAATGATTGCCTCGGCACGGCATCGGCAACCGGTCCCGGCGTCACATCAGGCACGCTCACCGGCACGGCCACTGGCAGCGGCGGGACCAGCGCGGGCGGGGCTTCTGTCGTCAGGCTGGGCGGCGGTGAGATGCGATTGCCTCGGGTGATGAGGCTTACATTCCGGCAGACACTCGGGACCGCAATCGACCACTCGCCTACCGTGTAGATGAGCGCCCGCTCGCCGGTGTCCTTGGGCGCCCACATGCTGGTGTTGACAATGCCGCACAGCTTCGAGCCGTTCCCGAAGTGCATCATTCGCAGCGGGCCATATTCCCACGTTGCAGACGCGATCCCGGCGCTGGTGATGTGCGCTGTGTCGTCGTACTGGCGTGCGCGCATCTTGGCTTTCAGCGCCTCGCGGGTGGGCTTCGGAATCTGCGTGTAGGTGTCCACAGCCGAAGGCAGATCGCCCATGTAGGGATCTAGGCCGCGGTCGGACCAATTGCACGTTGCAGTGATTGCCGCAGCGGCGGCTAGGGTGAGGATCATGTCGGTTCCTTCGGTTGATCTTGCGGCGCGTGCCCGTCAATCTTTGCCCGCCATTCTTCGGCCCAAAGCACCACCGGCATTGGCACGATGTCGCCATCGGGCAGCATCCCGGTTGCCTCAATAGCGCGGATGTCGGTCGCCAGATCACGCCACCGCTCGCGCTCTGCGGCCACGGCCGCGTCAAGCGCCGCTTGGTCGTACAGCGGCACCAGCCTGTCGCCGTCCAGCTCCGCAAACTCGCGCTCTTCCTGGCTGGGCTCTCCCGCACTTACTCCGCGCACAAGGTGGCGGCCGGGAATGCGCTGCACTTTTGGTTCACGAAGCCAAGCGCGCGGCCTGGATTTAGTCAACGCGAAGATTTCCGCCAAAGGGTCCATCACATCACCTCGGTAGCGTTATGCCTTTTGCTTCTTCGGCTGCGCCAGTTCAGCGAGTGCCGCAAGTCGCCCAAGCCTGTCTGCGGCTACGGCAGCCGAGTACAGCGCGTCTGCCGCGTGCTTTTCCTGCTCATCCAGCATCACGGAGAGGACCGGCCACGCATCCCCATTTCGCGGCAGCGCGTCAATCTTTGCCCTGGCATCGTCTCGAACGCGCATGAAAAACACCATCTTGTCGGCAAGACTTTTGTAATCGCTCATCAATGCACCCCAGAGCCGCACTCGGCGGCAAACTGTCGAATCACTTGGCGCGAGGCCTCATGGCCGATGGAGACTTCGCAGAAGCTGGCGATGTGGGAGAACAGCAACAGCCAATAGCCCGCTGGGTTCTCTTTGCTTTCCCAGTGCCCATCTGCGATGAACTGCGCCGCATTGCAAGCGGCGCGGGTGGCCGCCCTTTCTGGCGTACTCATGCCAACATCTCCTTCGGCAGCCGCGTCGGGATCTCTACCCCCTGACGGCGTGCCATGTAGTCATTGGTGATCGCGCGCTCGAAGTCTGGCTTCGCCGCAAACCTGTCAGGCACCGATGGGCCGTACTGGATCTTCAAACCTTCGGGGATCTTGGCTTCAATGCCTGCCCACTTGGGCTGTGACGTTGTGACTGTGCGCGTGGTCTTCTGCTGCGCTGCCGCTCGGTCGCGGATCGCCTGCTTGGCGGCAAGTTCCTTGGCCCGCTGTTCGCGCTTCTCGCGCCGTGCGTCGGCTCTGGCTTGGCGCTCCTTGGCTTCGCGCTCCCGCTGGGCTGCTGCGGCTGCCTTCTCGGCCTGACGCCGGTAGAAGCCATTGCGAAGCCTGCGAGCCCGCTGGTTCTGCGCTTCCGCCGCGGCCTTGACTGCCGCAACCTGCGCTGCGCGCGTCTCTGCCCAGCATGCCTGAGCGGCTTCAGCAGCGGTGCGGTCGGTGTGATAGTTGCATCCGCGCTCGCCCCGCGCGCCGACACGGAACAGTTCCTCGGCATCCATGAGCCTGTGGATAGCGGACTTCAGGCTGTTTGACGGGCATCCGAGCGCATTGAGGATCTGCGTGATCGTGCTGCCTGGGTTCGCGGCCACGAAGTCGAGAACGGCGTTCTGCAGGGGTGTTCGCTCGGTCATGCCGCCTCCAGTTCCGGTTGCTGGAATCGCGCCGTGCGGCCGTCCTGCGGCTTGCCGGTGGCCAGCCCGCGCATCAGCTTGGTGAAGGCGCGGCGCTGGCTCTTGATAGCGTTGTGGCGCGAGTAGAGTTCGCTCTTGGTCTTGGGCTTCGGCTTGCGCTTGTCCGCCTTGCCTGGGCCCCAGGCATAGAGTGGGAAGCCAGTGCCGCCGTTCTCGCGGAGTTCGTACTCGGCGATGTAGACCAGCCCGTGAGACTTCAGCGCGGCTATCGTCTCGCGGGCTCGGCGCGGAGAGCAGCCCACTTCCTCGGCCAGCGTTGTGCCAAGGTGCGATTCGATCATCAGGGCCTTGATCGTGTTGGCAAAGGTCAGCAACTCAATCGGCGTGCGGTTGCGTGTCTGCTTGCGACCGCCTCCTGGCCACTGAACATCATCCCCAGTGCCGAAGGCATAGATCGGCGTGCGGGCGCGGGCGTTCCCGTTCACCACATGCCACCCGACAATGTGCGTCAGGCCGGTGCGGTGGAATGCGTTGCAGATCCGCTGCGCCGTCATGCGCTCGGTCTGCATGGCAGCGGCAACCGTGTGCCAGGTGGCGCCACCGGCAACGCTGACGGCCAGCGCATGTGCGTAGCCGGTGGCAGTGAATCGCTGGCCGGGCTTGAGGATGGTCATCACGCGGCCTCCAGCAGATCGCCATCTGCACGCTTCGGTGCGCCAGCGGTCATGTCGGCCATGCGCTCGCGCTCCAGGGCCGCGTGCTCGGCAATGTCGGCCGCAGTCGGCTCGCCGTCGCCAATCAGGTCTTCCTTCTTGGCCCCAGCCAGCAGGCGCACCCGGTAGGACTCGACCAGTTCATCCAGGGCCAGGAGGTCGGCCTCCAGTTGCTCGACCTCGTCCTCGACACCTTCGTCCTTGCGGTCGATGGTGCAGACGGTCAGATCGCGGCCGATGACTTCGAGGGAGGGGACGTAGAGCGTGGCGTGCCAAACCCTCCGGCCCGTCAACCACAGGCCCATCAGGCACTGGTCACGGATGCTGCTGAAGTCGTTGTCCAGCAGCATGGGCATGATCTTTGATGGATCGACGAAGGCTTTGCACTCCCAGCCTGCGTCATCGCCAATGAAGCCATCGGCGCTGGCAGCAAACTTCCCATCACTCGTGCAGGCGGCGCCTACTTCCTCGATGATGCAGTCGTGTCGGAGCTCGTAGAGCATCCTGGCTTCGCTCTCAAGCCTGATGCCGCGCTTCGAGAAGAACGATCCTTTAAAGTTCTCGTCAAGCGGGTAGCAGGTGATGCGCTCAACGGCCAGCCGGAACGCGAACTTCTTTGACTCTTCGCCCCACTCGCCAACCGGCATTCCGGCCAGGGCCTTGTCGATCGCTTCGGCGCGTGGCTTTGCGCGGTAGCCAGCGGCCAGCATTGCGGACTTCTCGTCTGCGCCCGACTTGATGGCGGCGACGTATGTGGCTTGCTGCGCTGTCAGTCGTCCGACCTTGCGGGACAAGTACGCTTTGCTGGCAGTGATCCGGCCCGCACGAACGACACGCCACTCTGGCGAGCCTTGTGGGCTTGTGTCGATGAAGATGTCGGTCATGCCGCAGCCCCTTCGGCCTTCTCCGCGGCCTTCGCGGCCAGGGTCTTGCGATGATCGGCGGTGGCTTCCTTGAATGCCTCGTAGGCCTTCTTGTCCGATGCCAACTGAGCGCGCTGCCCCTTGAAGTAGGTCAGAGCCTCGTCGTCGGTGGTGGTCTTCTTCATCTCGAAGATCAGCTCGTTCAGCAGATCATTGGCAGCAACGCCAGCGGCACCAGAAGATGCGCCATCGTCGTCCTCGTCCGTGGCCGCCATGCCCGTGATCGCCATGAACGTGTACCGGCGAAGGTAGCTGTGCGCTGATGCGCGGGCCTGGATCGCGTTCTTGGCGCCGCCCGAGTCAGGCGGGCCGCCCATGGTCACGGTTTCGGAGTGGCCCTGCTTGTGAGCCAGCACGCAGGCGACTTCGATCCAGTCCTTCTCGTCCTTGGTCACGCGCCAGCTTGCCGACAGGCCGTGCCGCGACAGGGCCGGGGTGAGCGAATCAACCACGGCGAACAAATCAGCGTAGGACTTGCCTTTGAGTGGGCCGTCCTTCACGTCAGTGTTCTTGACGATCCGCACGCCTTCGGACTTAAATGCTGCGAAGGCATCGTTGTAGGCCTTGCGAGCCTCGCCTGCCTCGAATCGGTCCTGCAGCGTCATCAGGCGCTCCAGCACATCCAGGCTCGCGCCCCTCTCGATGGCTGTTTGCAGCAGCAGTGCTGGGGCCATCGGCTGGACGGTTGCCACAGGCTGCTGGGTTGCTTCAATGATTTCGGTGGTTGTCACATCAATCTCCAGAACGTTGTAGAGAGCCGGTGCCTTTCGGCGCGCAATGGGAATCGGGAGGAGGAGGGAGGAGGAACCCCACTGCCCGGCTGAAAATCAAATGCAGGCCCGCGGGCAGATCGGCTGCTTCGCGGGTCGCTCCAAGTCTTCGCCGCCCCCGCATCCGACGAAGGGCGCGAGAAGGAGGCACAGGGTGATCAAGGCCAAGTAGCGCGGCCAGCGCGGAGACTTCGGCTGCGGCGGGCGGTGCGATGGGAGGGGAGGTAGAGGCTTCATGACTGGCCCTCCGCTTTCGCGATGGCGGCGCGGGCCTGCCTGATGCTCGACTTGATGCCTGGATTTGTTGACGGACTATCAAGATCGAATCTGTCTGCATAGTCCGCAGTGATTTCTTTCAGCGCCTCCAAAAGCTCAGGAGCGGCAGCGATCAGGCGGCAGTTCGCTGCCGACTCGTTACCGCTGCGGCGGCCACCAAGACCGTATGCGCCCTTCAGATTCATCATCATTGCCACGCGGCCAAGGTCGGGGCCTGTCACGTAGTACGCCTCTTCAAAGTGCGCCTTCCACGGACCAGGCGTGTGCTTTGCGCTGCTCATGACTTCACCCACTCGGCAACCCGCACGCCTACATGCCAGCAGGTGGCCACGGCCAGCATCGCCAGCAGCAGCCCCGCAGTGATGCGAGCGAACAAGCCCGGCTGCGGCTTGACTTCTCGGGCAAACGCGGCAACCTCAATCGCCGCAATCTGCGCCTCGTAGGCATCGGCCTGCTGTTGGTACTCGCGGATCGAAGGAGAGTCCAGAACTCCGAACGCCCTCGCCTCGCGGATCTCGTCGCGTGCGCAGTCAGCACGCCATTGAAGCCATGCGCAGCGGATGGTTTCGAGCACGGTCAGGCGCGGGTCGGAGAGGTCCGCCACGGCCCCTGGCAGCGGCTGGACGTAGCTGAAGTCGCCTTCTCCAAGTTCGGCGATGAAGCGGTTGCCTTTCATTCGGTCCTCCACACGCGAACGTTGTCGCCTTCCCTGCGCTGGCAGAAGCGGAAGCCAGGGCAGATCTTTTTGGCCGACTGGATGACGCCACCGACTCCGGGGCTAGAGACTCCGACGATCAAGATCGAGTCGCCGACTTCCATTTCCTTCCATGGGTACTTCGCATTCGCGCCCTTCTTAGGCGGAATGGGGATGCCCTTGTCGATCTGAATCATTGGCAGGCCTCCACAAGCTGCTGGTCGAAGGTCTTGCGGGCCTTTACCTCGGCGCTGCGCCGCGCCAAGAACTCGGCGAATGAAATCGGGCGCATGTCCTCTGTCGCGTCCGACACGCCGAGTTGGTAAAACGGGCTGGTGAACTGCGCAGGCTGGGCAACGTGAAGTTGCTGGGCGCTGTAGCCCGCGTCATACTCGGCTACCTCGCGGATCGTCAGGAACGTGCGGGTCTTGCGGCCGATCAGTGGGGCGTGATTCATGCTGCACTCCCAAGGTAGTGGCGAACCGCCAGGGCCACGAACAGGCCCCACGCAGGCCACCACGGCAGGCGGCGGCAGTTGGTTGCTGGAGCCAGCAGCGCGACAGCCTCTTCGGCTGCGCGGTCACTGGCGCGGCGGCGGAGGTTGGCGCTCATGCGGCCACCCGCTTCGCCGCACGCGACTCGATGCCCGGCTGCATGCGCTCGCGCAGAGCGTGCAGGCACTTGATGGCAACGGCGTTCTCACTGGAGAACATCGCCACGAACAGCGCCGCGCTCGGGGCTTCGGAGTTGAAGTCGCCTTCCGCGTCGATCACGTCGTCGCGGGTCCACTCCTGGCCGAACTTGCGTGTTGAGCCGTCCGGCTGGCGCACGATGCGCTGGTTCTTGTCGAGGTACGCGCCGATGTCGTACAGCACGTCGCCGATGACCTCGGCGTCACCGGCAATGCGGTTGACTTCAAACTCGAAGAGCTCGGCCTCTGCTTCGCGCTCGTCTTCTTGCGCCAGGTAGACAGCCAGGTCGGCGTCAACTGGATCGAGAACTTCTGACACTGCTTACTCCCGGTTGTGCAGCGCTTGGTGGCTGCGATGGGAGTAACTCTAGCGCGACGCTAGGCTAGCGTCAAGCTAGTCACATGTAAAATTTCGCAACGCTGGTCGGTGACCGGCAAAAAGAAAGCCCGCACTGGGCGGGCTGATGCTGCGAGGCAAAGGAGAAGTTAAATGAATGACCGCTGCTACTACACCCAAGAAGGCAAAGTTGTTTGGTCAGCCACGGTTGACGCCGTGCGCGACGAACCAGTTGACGCTACTGGCCGAGTGCCCGCTTCAGAAACTGGGCCGCAAGATCATCAAACGCCTCCAGCGCCTCCTGGTTCCACATGTCCGACTCCACCGGATTCATGTCCGGGAATTGCAGCGCTGCAAACTCGGCTCTTATCCGCGATATCTCAGACTCCATCGCCTTCACGGTTTGAGATCGCTGAAGACTTTCGCCGAGAGATGGCAAGAACCGAGACAAAATTCCCGCAGAAAGAAGCATCAGGGCTTTCGCGGCTGTGGCTTGCGCTGCGGACGAAACTCGACGGTTGGCTTCTGGGGTCATGAGGCATCAACTTAGGAAGTTAGAGGCATGCGGCAGATCGCCGACAGCAGGGATAGACGCGAAGAGAAACGGTGGTCGACAAGCTCCCTCGCTACCAACGTCAAAGTGTGCGTAAGTTGTTGATCTAAAAACACATTACATAGTCGACAACAACGACAAAGCGCCCCAGGTCAGTGCGCCTTGCAACTCGCTGTAAACGGCATGTTTCAGCCGCGTTTCAAGACCACACCCGTTGCGGGGTGGCCCCTAGATTTCAGGGTTTGCGGGCTGCCTATGGTGCGGGAACGTGTAAACGCGGCACGTCCGAGGGTCTAGGCGGACGCTTTCCGAGACATTGCGCCAGCAGATGCGCTCAATGCCGCCATGGCGCGAATCTGCGCAGACTCACTGGCAGGCTCGCTGAACAGGTTGCGCATTGCCTCGGCGGCCTCGCGCCTGCTGGCCTGGTCAAGTCCACCAGCAAGCCCGGCAAGCGCCTGAACGGTCGCCATGATTGAAAGCTGGCCGCCTTGGTCGCCTCCCTTGGGCGGCTCTTGCTTGTTCGACACAGTGTGATCCTCCGTTTGCCAATTTGGATAGTGGGCGTCGAGTGCCGCCCGCAGCTTTCTCCCAACGCCTCTCGGCTGGCCTGACTTGAGCTTGATGCCACGAGCAATCTGGTAGAGGGTTTGCTCGTTGACGCCAATGGTGTCGGCTACTTCTATGCGTCTCTTGGCATCCGGGCCGAGAAACCGGATGAGCGCTTCAGTCAAAGGGTCCATGAAAAACATGGTGCCGACCGCGTGATGTAACAGGCAAGTGCACGGCGCTTGACTTCGACTAGCGTCGCGCTAGAATCATCAAGCATGACGCTAGACGAATACCTCAATGAGCCCGGAACGCGCGGTCGGGCTGAAGAGTTGGCAGCGGCGCTCGGCATTGTGTCGGAGATGGTTTCCATCTGGAAACGCGGTGCACGCAGGGTTCCGGCCGAGTGGTGCCCGCACATCGAGAAGCTGACGCAGGGCTCGGTTCGTTGCGAAGACCTTCGGCCCGACATCCCATGGGGCGTCTTGCGAAACGGAGGCCGCGCGGCACGCCCAATCAAGCCGAGCGCTTCTTCTCTTCGGAAGAAGTCTCCTTCCCCGCCCGCTCGCGCAACTCGCAAGCCTGCCGCGCCAGTTCCTGCGCGACGCGCAGCACGCAAAGCCGCGTGAAGGCGCGGACTCTCTTCAACTCGATTTCCTCTACGGAGACTTGCTTTGGCTGACTCTTCATTGACTGGCCCCGATGACATGGTGGAACTGCGCGTCTTGGTCAAGCGCAAGTACATCGACGTGATCGACGCCGTTGCGATTGCTCAGAAGCCCGGTGAAAAACCCAACCGCGGCCCAGTCACCAATCAAATTCTTGCTGAATGGTCTGCGCGGGTTCGTCATACCGCCATGTTGGTCACTCGCATGGAAAGGCGCAACGGAACCGAGATGGAAGAGCCGTGGAAGAACTCGGCTTGGCATTCCACTGAGATCGGCGGCTGATTGATGCGCGTTGTGATGCAAAGCGATGCCCTGACAGCGAAAGAGATCGGCCGAGTGGTCCTGCGCGCAGCGATGTTCAAGCGCCGTGGCCTGCAAGAGGAAGAGGCCGCCTCCCTGGCCTACGGCCTGACATTCCGCGACCGCGACCGCGACGACAGGCGGGTTTGCATCGAGTGCGCAGCTTGGCAGAGCCCGCAGCGCGGCAACCCCGCCGGCTGCTTCGAGTTGCAGAAGCTGCGTCAGGCCGAGCAGGACGCCCGCGAGTTGGGCGAGAAGCCCGCGCCGCGGCATGCGCTGTCCCCCATTCAACCCATCCCGACGCTGCTTCAGAGGTGCGCCGGGTTCTCGTTTGCCAAGCCATGACCTACGAATTACATCCACTGTGCACCCTGTTCCCGCGGCTTGCTGATGGCGAGTTTTCGGCACTTGTTGCCGACATCAAGGCCAACGGTCTACGTGAGCCGATCACAACACATGACGGGATGATCCTCGATGGTGGAAACCGCTATCGCGCATGCGTTGAGGCAGGCGTCGAACCGGCGTTCCGCGAGTTCGACGGAGACAATATCGTCTCCTACGTGCTGTCGGCCAATCTGCATCGGCGCCACCTGTCTGCTGGTCAGCAAGCCGCAATAGTTGCAAGCGCGCAAGACTGGTCAAAGGCGCACACGCAAGGCAGGCCTGATAAAGGTGCAACGTTGCACCTTTCTTCAGTCGGCGGACGCGCGGCCGAATCTGGCGCCAGTCTTCGCACACAGAAGATGGCCGACAAGGTTGCCAAAGTTGACCCAGAACTTGCAAAGAAAGTCGCTCACGGAGAAGTAAGCCTTCCGAAGGCCGTCGAGCGAATCACTGGCAAGGCGCGCACCAAGCCCGAGCCCACCCTCAAGCAGGAACTGGAGAGCAAGACCCGCTCAAGCCTGCCCGCCGCCGAGCCGCCGAGCATCGTTGCCCAGCGTGAGCCTGGGCCGGTCACAACCCCTGAAGGCGCAGAGCCGACAGAGGACGACCTCATGCTCAGCACTGATGAGCTTATTGAAGACATCGAGCAGCAACTTCGCGCGGCCCAGGCCCAAGTCAAGGCACTGTCGGCCGAAGACGGCAAGGCCCAGCTTCACACGGCACTGCTGCGCGCAGAGCACGCCGAACGCAGGCGCGACGAGGCCATGGCGGACTCTGCCCGCGCCAAGGGGCGCGCTGACCGCTACGAGAAGCTGCTGGCGCGCATCGGCCGCGCTGTCGGTGAGCGCGATCTCGACAAGGTGGCTCCGGTTGTCGAGGCCATGGCGCGCAAGGCGAAGGCGGTGACGCAATGATCCGGGTTGGTCTTTTCTATGGCGAAGAGATCCGCCCGATACCTTCTCTTGAAGGGCGCTATTCAGTCACCTCGTTCGGGCGCGTTTTTTCGCACGTCTACCGTCATCGTCAATTCACGCAAGAGCTTGCTCAATCCATTCACCCTGAAGGTTATCGCAAAGTCAAGCTGTCGGCCATTGATCCAAATAGCCCGATCTCGGTTCACAGACTCGTTGCGCGTGCATTCCATCCAAACCCGCTGAACTTGCCACAGGTCAACCACATTGATGGCCACAAGGGAAACAACCAAGCAAGCAACCTTGAATGGGTAGACAACTCTGGTAATCAGCGCCATGCCTTCGCGCACGGGCTTCAACCAAGGCGGGCAGGAGAGAAGCATCCCGGTGCAATCTTGACTGAGGATCAGGTCCGTCAGATCAAGGTCGAGCTTCAGCGCATCCCGCCGTTTAAGGGCCAGCAGACTGACTTGGCTGCGCGGTATGGCGTGACGAACTATTGCATCCACGATATTGCGCGTGGCCGCTCTTGGGGGCACGTCAATGTCTGATCTTGTTCTGCGCGCAGCGCAGCAGCAGGTAATTGATGACGTGGCTGCGGCTTTCCGTGTCGGTCACAAGCGAGTGCTCGTGTCTGCTTTCTGCGGATTTGGGAAGACGGAGCTTGCAACAGCAATGCTCTTGGCCACGCACAAAAACGGGAAGCGCGGCGCGTTTGTGGCAGACCGCCGAGCGCTGGTTGAGCAGACGAGCGAGCGATTTGATAGGTACGGTCTCGCGCACGGAATCATGATGGCCGACCATCCGCGCTTCCAACCGAGCCAACTGATTCAGGTTGTCTCTGCCCAGACAGTTCAGCGGCGCAAATGGCCTGCTGCGAACTTGATCATGGTGGATGAATGCCATGTCTTGCTTGAGACGGTCAAGGCGAAGTTGTTGGCTCGTGACTGCTACGCAGTCGGGCTCTCGGCGACGGCGATAACCAAGGGTCTTGCCAACTATTTTGACGTGGTGGTGAATGCGCCGCCAGCCAATCGAATGATTGAGCAGGGCTTGCTTGTCCCGCTTGAGATATACGAGTGCCAAGCGCCGGACATGGAGGGTGCGCCTGTCAAAGCTGGCGAGTGGGATTCGGGCGAGACTGAGAAGCGCGCCCTGCAAGTTGTTGGTGATGTCGTCAGCGACTACTTGGAGAGCGGCGGCGGAGAGCAGTTCATTTGCTTTGCGACATCCATTGCGCACGCCGAGGAACTTGCTAGGCAGTTTCTCGCGGCTGGTGTCAATGTCGCCACATACACGGCAAATGACCAGCCAGAGGACCGCTCTGACATTGTTCAAGAGTTCAAGAAGGCTGACAGTTCGTTGCGCGGGCTCATCAGTGTCTCTGCGTTAACCAGGGGGTTTGACGCACCGCAAGTCTCACTTCTCATCATGGCCCGCCCATTGCGGAAAGCCTGCCATGAGTTCATCCAGATGCTGGGCCGCGTGATGCGTACATCCCAGGCAACCGGCAAGGTGCGGGCTCGTGTGCATGACCACTCGGGGAACGTCCGCCGTTTCTGGAAACAGATGCAGGATCTGTTCGAGAACGGCGTCACCGAGCTTGACGACGGCAAACCAAAGCCCAAGGACGAGTCTTCCGAGAAAGCGGAAGCCGAACCTGTGAAGTGCCCGAGTTGCAAGGCAATCCACAAACCTGCGCAGTTCTGCCCGAATTGCGGCCACGAGTACCCGAAGCGCCTCTCGGTTCAGCATGTGCCCGGAACCCTGAAGGAGTTGATCGCCGGCGGATTCACGAAGCAGCTTGACCGCGACATCTTCCCGCAGGTTGCTGCCTATGCGCTTTCCAGGCGCGAGGGCGATGCCGCAAGACGCATGGCCCAGGGGATCTACAAGGACATGACGGGTGACTGGGCCAAGGTCAAGTGGGAGAACGTGACGCCGGTACAGCCGACACCCGAGGTCATTCAGAAGATCCGCGCCATGCAGTTGCGCTTTGCGAAGCGCCGCGAGGCGGCAGCACGTCACGAGGCAGCAAGGGCGGTGGCCGCATGAACTTTGAGACCGCACTGCGCCTTGCCGGCCTGCAGCCGCCCGCTCAGATCATTGACGACGGGAAGTGGCGTCGCTGCAAGACTGAGGGACACAAGAGCAAGAAAAACGGGGCCTACAAACTCGACATCGGTGGCCAGCGCGGCTGGTATCGGGATTGGTCCGATGGTCTTGGCGTTCGTTTCTGGTCGAGTGACGAAGCGCCGCGCGCACCAACAGCAGCCGATCTGGAGCGCCAGCGCAAACAGCGCGACGAAGCACGAGCACGGCGCGTTGAAGGTGTGCGCCGGGCTCGCCAACTGTGGGCCGATGGTGCCAGCTATCGACCGCACCCCTACCTGATCGACAAAGGCCTGTCGGCGCTTGGCTGCCAAGTCCTGCGCCTTTGGATTGGTTCGGTGTGGCAAGACATCGACGACACGTTACCCAAGCAGGTCAAGGACACATGGCTGCTTGTCCCGCTGTACTGGCGCGACAAGTTGGTCAACGTGCAGCGGATCAGCAGCAAGGGGCTGAAGGTGCAGATGCCTGGTGCGCCGCAGAAAGCGTGCAGCCTGATCCTTGGCCAGTCGTCGGCCGCAGTCACGGTGATCTGCGAAGGATTGGCCACTGGCCTTGCTGTGTATCAGTCCATGCGGAACGTGCGCGTGGTGATCGCTTTCAACGCTGAGAACCTGCAGCCCGTGGCGCAAGAGTTGAAGCCAACCGGAAGCGTGGTGTTCGCAGCCGACAACGACTGGAAGACGGCACTGAAGCCGCACATGCACGGCGTCAATCCGGGGATCTCGAAGGCTCAGAACGCAGCCGAGTTGATCGGCGCTGGCGTGGCGTGGCCAGAGGGCATTGAAGGCACCGACTACGCCGATCTCCTGAAGGAAGTCGGCCCAGGTGCCGCCAAGCAACTGGAACGCCAGATTCTTGCCAAGGCCAGATACATCCATCGCACACCCGAGGTGAGCACCACATGACCAAGAGCGAAGCACTGAAGGCCAAGCGCCAAGCCATCCACGCAAAGCGGTGGGCCGCCATGCTGGCCATGGTGCGCGAACGAGAGGACGGCGCAACGCGCGAGCAGGCTGCGCAGGCGATGCGCTGCACGACGAAGCAGACCGTCTACGAGTTGGCCTTGATGGTCAAGGCTGGGCTCTTGGTGATGGTTGGCAAGAACGTCCGCACGCGGTACTGCGAACCAGAGCGCAAGGACGCTGTTGCCGATGCCGTTGATGACCTGTTGACAGGATCGGTGGTCGAGGTGAGGCAATCGATCGTGCCCGCGGCGGATGTGAAGTCCGGGAAGCCAGCGCGTGCGGTGCGCAGCGTGTTTGAACTGGCTGGGGTGCTGGGATGAAGAAGACCTTCGGCGTCGAGTGCCAGTTGCTGCGCTGGACGGAATCGTCCAATGGTGGATGTACGGTTGTTCTGCAACTTGCTGGGCCTGATGACCTGGCTCACTTCAAGGCGTTGCAGCGCAAGGACGGGAAAACAGCCGGGACGATCTTGATGGCGGCTTTCTCTGCCGTTGAGGAATCCGAGACGCAGGAACAAGAGCGACCTGCCGCCAAGAACGTTGGCTTCAACTGCGGTCCGTTGTGCAAGTTGGCGATCCAACTTTGTGAATCCGATGAGTTCCACGCATGGCTGGCTCACAGGTTCCCTGATGCATGGGAGCGGTCCAAGAGCGATGTGCCGAGTGAGCGAGCAAAGCAACTCATCCTAAACGAGTGCGGTATTGACTCACGGAAAAAACTGGACACCGACAAGTCCGCGGCCGACTGGTTTCACAGGTACATCCGACTCCCGTTTATCAATGCAGTGGAGCCAGCGGTATGAGGCTGATCGCAGGCATCGACCCCGGTGTGAACACCGGCCTTGCCTTGTGGGACACACAGACTCGCAAGCTGGTCGATGTCGAAACGACCAACATCATCGAAGCGATGGAGCGGCTTCGCAACTGCAAGGCGGCCGGGTCGCTGCAGCGCATCGTGATCGAGGACGCGCGCCTGCGCACTGGCTGGTTTGGCCCGCGCGCCAAGTTCAGCCAGCAAGGCGCCGGTAGCGTCAAGCGTGATGCATCAATCTGGACTGAGTTTGCCGAGTTCTTGGGCGTGCCGCTGAAGTCAGTGAGCCCGAAGGACAAGGGCGCCAAGGTCAACGCCGAGCAGTTCGCAAAGCTGACCGGCTGGGCTGGGCGGACCAGCGAGCACGGGCGTGATGCAGCGATGTTGATAGTGGGGATGTGATGCAAATCATCGAGCCGGCCCAGCAGGCCAAGCAATTCACGCAACTGTCGTTTTGGGTGAGGCTGCGATTGATGCCGACGCGCAAGAGCTAACCAAAGCCGAGCCCAAAAGGAGAAAGTCAGTGCAAGACGAAAAAGATCGACTCATCGCAGAAATCAAGTTGTTGGCAGAAAGACCTCCGGCTTGGATCGGGTCGGCCGGCATCCGGGCCACAAGAACGTGGGTGGAGGCAAGCAGGGCGGCTCTGAAGGTTGTTGCAAATTCAAGAGCCAGTGTTCCGGCGCTTAAAGAGGCGAGAAACGTCATTCGGTCGGCAATTTTCCGCGTCGTTGTTGAGCAGTAGCCGGTCGCCAGATGCTTCGTCGAACCCCCTTCAAACGCAAGGCCCCGACATGGCCTGCCAAGCCCGATCGGTCAGCCGAGTTCGCAAGTTGGACGCCTCGGCCGCGCCCTGTGGCCGCACTGCTGAAGCCCAGCGACGCGCCGGTCAAGGCTGCGCCGAAGGAGCGCGAACCGGTGCGCGACGAGGGGTATCGGCGGCTGGTGGCTGCCATGCCATGCGCCCACTGCCGCATCGGCGGTGCGAGCCAGTGTGCTCACCCGAATGCGGGCAAGGCCAAAAGCAAGAAGGCTTGCGATCTGTTGACGTTCCCACTTTGCCACGAGGGCGCGAACGGCTGCCACCGCGCCTGGGACGAATACCGACTCGGCGGCCGTGACGCCCAAGCCGAATTGGAGCCCATCTACGCAGCCAGGACGCGCCTGCGCCTGATCGTGGACGCCCAAGACGACCCCAAGACCCGCCGCGTGCTGGAGCGCGTTGGCATTCTCAAGGAGCCACAGCCAGCATGACCGAAGCCGCAGAACGCTACGCCAGAGCCACGCATTCCAGCAACCTCGCGCCGAATCCGTTGCGGCTGACCGATGCGGACACCCTGACCGCGGCAGGCATAGCCGCTAGCAAAGACCCCCGCAAGGCCCTGGCCCTGACGGTCTACCGCTGCGGAGTGACTGGCGATCGCGCTGGTGTGGCCGCGATCTCCGAGTCCCTGGCCGGCTGGCTCAACGCCCACCTGTCCCGAGGCGGCCGGAAGCCAATGCAGCGCATCCAGCGCGTTGATCTGGCGCGTCAGGTGCTGACCTTCTGGTTCGACCAAGGCTGTAAGGTGTGCGACGGCCTGTGCTACAAGAAAGTGCCCGGCACGCCCGCCCTGTCGGCGAATGAATGCCCGCAGTGCCACGGCACCGGCAAGCGCCCGATTGCATCTGTCATTCACCCCGCCGAGCTGGAGGCTGGCCGCTGGCTGGCCGCCGAGCTCGACTCACTCGTAGCCAGCATTCACGCCGACATGGCGCGGCTGCTGTCGGAAAGGATTGCACTGTGACGCAAGGCAAACTCATCTGCACCCGTTGCGGCCGAGAGGGGCATTCAGCCTCTTCGTGCAAGCAGCCGATCCCCAACGGGGCCAAGCCATGACCGGCGAGCGCCCCACCGGATCAATCCCCGGAGTCGTCATCAGCGCCGTCATCACCGAAGGCCTGCGCATCAGCGTGGATGGCCGCCCTGCCCGGCTGGCGATCATCAGCGACGACGGGCAGATCGTGGACGACAGCCCGCGCGTGGCCCAAGAAGTCGAGTCGGCTGCGATCAACAGCTACCGGAGCTTCCAGCGTGGGGCTGGGCATCTGGTGGTGAGGGCGGGTAACGCCCGAGTTCAGCCGCTGCCGTAGGCAGTCGGCTGGAACGAAGTGTTAGGCCACCCGTAACCGAAGCGAGGAAGACGATGATTGAACTGATGGAAGAAACCGCAAACATGATGCGCGGCATGTGCATGGACCCACGCATTCCAAAGGACACCAAGGAAGCGCTTTGGTCGCGCATCAGCAAGCTGGACGCGGCCACCGAAGCGGCGGCGGACGACAAGGCTGGAGAACCTGTAAGCAGCGCTTACGAGTTGAAGCCGGCCGCCTGGATCGACAACAGCGGCCACCCGCACCACCTGAACCACATTCAGGGCGTGCGTGAGCGACAGTTGTACGGCCCGCTGCGGCCCCTGTACGACGAGCAGGCGATGTGGAACGCCTGCGCGCGGGCCGAAGGCATAGGGCGCGACCAGATCAAGGCGCGACTGCTGGAATTGCACGAGGCGCACAAGCACCAGCACAACTACTTTGCGTGGGCTGTGCAGGAGTTGTTTGTGGCGCGCCGCTTTAGCGGACGAGTGGCCTAACGCCAGGTTAAGCGGCGCCCCGCGCTGACAGGGGCAAGACGCGCGGACGCCCCTGGGCGTCCGCTTGAACCGACAGTTCGGCCTCACGGCCGTGGAGAAGCGAACGATGGAACAGCAAGCACTCAATCTGCCAGGGCCGCGGATCAGCCGCATTACGC